TTTCGCTCAGCATCGGCTGAGCGTTGTTTTTTCCACTCGATCCAGGCAGCTTTCCCCGCTTCTGTCTCCCGGATCGATCGTGCGATCTGCGTTTCTTTCGTGATATACGGAGGATCGTAAGCATTTAGTAACTATCTCAAAACAGTGAGTTGATGATGTCGCCGATACCAGATGAGCACACACGCCAACTTGAGCAAGCCCAGGTAGTTGTGGCTGTGCTTGTCGTAGCGGACCAAAATCGCGCGGCATTTGCTCAACCAGGCATGGGTGCGCTCGACCACCCAGCGCCGCGCCGGATAGCTCTTTGCGCCGGTCGCATCCACCTTTTCTTCACCGATACGGCGGATGTGCGCCACATAGCCAGTTGCGGCAACAGTCGTATGACCTGTTGGATTATCATAGCCTTTGTCCAAGCACAAATGCTGCGGTGCGGCTGGCGTTGGTTGCGGGCGCGCCACAATGATCGCATCCAAGGTCGCTTGCAGCAGCTTCGTATCGTGCCGATTCGCGCCGGCAATCGTCACGGCCAGCGGTCCGCCCGTCGCTTCGGTCAACAGGCTGCGCTTGGTTCCATGTTTGCCGCGATCCGTCGGGTTTCTGCCGATCTGATCCCCCCAAAACGCGCTTTGCTCAGCGCGCCATCCGCCGCCTGCCACCTCCAGTCTACACCACCAAGCTCGTTGCACGCTTCGACGAGCACGGCCCAGATGCGGTCAAAGACACCGCGTTCGACCCAGCGCTGGAACGTGCGATGGACCGAGCTATCATCCGGGAACTCCTTCGGCAATTGGTTCCACTGGCAGCCCGAGCGCAGACGGAAAATCATTGCATCGAGCGCCGCCTGACTGTCAATCCGTTTGCGGCCCGTCTTTTTGGGCGGGTCAAGCTCCGCAAGGATCGGCTGGATCATGACCCACAGGTCATCGGGTATCCGCCAGATCGTCGGTAATGGGTTGGGTTGATTATTCATGCCGGTAGCGTACCACGTTTTGAGATAGTTACTTAATAGTCGACCTACGGCGTTTTGCACCGTTGATCGCTTAATCCCCGTCTCCTGCGCGATCTCCCGGATCGAGGGTGAGTGTCCGTCATGTTCGGCTCGGTATTGAACGATATAGCCGAGCACGCGCATGTCATTGTCTAACGTAGCCATACCGTTCCCTACCGAACTGCTGAATCGACGGTTGTTGTCTCGTCAACAGTGTTGTAAAATAACCTTGACGAATTGGGACACGTGTCCCAGTTCTGTCGGTACAACAAAGGCATCCCGGCAACGGGATGCTCAGCGCATGTTAATTCATGCGCCAAACCCCACGCCCCTGCGCACTTCTGCCGGCCAAAGCGATCGGTGCGCAGGTCGCGTGTTTAATCGGGTTTTCGTGTGGGGGTGGGACCAGACCCGTTGTGAGCGCAACAAGGCGTCACAAATAAAGTATAATTTATTGCATTCTTTAAGACAACTCCTTTTTTTTGTGAGATGCCCATGACGACCAAATCCACCGAGCACACCTTTGCAAAACTTCTTGACGACCTCTTTGATCGCCGTCGCCATCCATCAGGACGACGCTACATGTACGATGAGGTGGTGACGGCGATGCCAGGCGACGTATCACCTCAGCATATCTCCCAACTCCGCACAGGCCGCATCAAGAATCCTGGGTGGAAAATTATCCAGGGACTCTGTATTTTCTTTGATGTGTCCCCAGAATATTTCTTCCCCGCTCTCCAGGGTAAGAGCCATAAACCCCTTCCGCCAGCGCCGGACGATTTAGCGGATTAGTAGGCCACTGTACCCAAATTGCCCACCCTCGTTGAGTAACGCGACTGACGCGCCCAGCGCACGCTCGGCGAGAACCTCGGCACGCGGAAATCCATCTGGACTGAGCTGCCACCGCCCGACGAGCTGGAGTACTTCATCTGGTGATCGGGTGTGGACTGTGAAGCCAGCAGCGTCATATAGGCTCTTTGTAATCTGCCAGCCCTGATCATTCGGATCGGCGGTGAACGTCGAGGTCGCCAGCATCGATCCAGGCGCGCACCAGTCGTAGAGAATGTCGAAAACCTCGCGTACCTCGTCATCGTTGAGGAAGAAGATTACGCCGACCATCGAGATCCCGACGCGCCGCTCGTCGCCGAACAACTCCTCCGCAACCGTTAGGATATTCCGAATATCCCGCATATTCGATTGCACATAGCGCATGTTTGGTTGATCACCGAGCATCTTGCGTGCTTTGTCGACCACGCGCGGGTCAATGTCGTTGTAGATGATCTTCGACTCTGGTGGGAGGTGTGTGTGCGGATAGGTGTCCGACGGGTAGCCGGTTGCCAGATCGATATAGTGGGTAATCCCCGCCTCAGCGAATTGTTGGACAAAATATTGTAACGACCAGCGCCCAATGCGCATCCCCTGAGGAACCCAGGGAAGGTACTCGGTCATCCAATCGCCCATCGCCTTATCGGACTCGGTGTAGTCGTGTCCGCCCAGGTTGTAATCATGGACGCCCGCCGATGTAAACCCTGCGATTTTCTCTGGATCTGGCCCTTGAAATGGTTGGCTCATGTGTTCTACCTCCTCGCCTGGAGTCCGATTGTACAGGATCAGGGTCTACCCGATCCATTCATAAACTGTCAAAATCTCGACTGTAATTCGCGTGTAATCCCACCCCGCCGATCGTACTAGCCACGATCGGTCTACTGCTGCTCCTCCTGGCTCGGTATAATCGGCGGCGAACCCGCTCACACCTCCCAGAAGGAAGATAATCTGTGAACACCCTTCGCTCCGTCCTGTCCGCGACTGGCCGCCTGTGGCGCTCCGGCTGCCTCGGCAAAGGTGCCGTGATTTTCGCGCTCTTTGTCTTGCTCGGGATCTGCGGTATGCCGTTTCGGGCTGCTACGCCTCCAGCGGCCACGCCTGTCGCCGAGCGACCAACCGATCGGCCCACGACCCCAACGATCGAGCCAACCGTCGCACCGACGGCCACCGCAGTACCAACCCGGACACCGTTCCCAACGTTGACGCCGGAGCCGACGACCGTTCCACAGACGCCGACGACCGGACCCGATCCTGCGGTTGTGGCGTATTTCCGGCAGGCTGGACCGGCACTCTCAGAGATTGGCGATGGCCTGAGCGGATTTGGCCGACTCTTCGATAAGCCACAGTTCGGTGATACCTCCTGGCAGCTTCAAGTTGCCGCCCAGATCGCCAAAATTCGTAACGGCCACGAGGCGATGACAAAAATCCAGAACGTACCACCCGCAGCTCAGTTAGGTCACGATAAGCTCCTCGACGCAACCAGCGATTGTGACGAAGGTGCGCAGAAGGTAGCGAAAGGTCTGGATAATGCTGATGCCTCGGAGTTCCAGGAGGCGACCGCCTTAATTCAATCCTGCCATACAAAACAGCAGGAGGCGGAAAAACTCATGGAACCAATTCTGCCATAATGGCCTTGTGTCATTTGGTATAATTCACTTTGTAAGGTGCTCTCGCTTGGGCACTATGTAGAACTGTGGCTCACTCTGCTTGACCGGCCTGGGTGGGCCACCAATTTTTTAAGCGTACTGCTCTTGCCTTTGCGTATTTCGTGCATTTTTCGCGTCCTGTACTGTGTGTTCTATTGCAACCATTGGTTAGCGAATGCTAGAATGGCTGCGGGCCCGCAAGGGTTCCAGTAAGGGGTTGGGTAGTGCTTTCCAGGTGCGCCCAACTCCTGCTACTCCTTAGTAGTTTCCCCACCTATGCTGCGCTGACCGGAGTCATCACCGCGCCGTCCTCTTTTGGGCGTGGGCCAGGTTTGCGTTCGCCTGCCAGATACTCATCAAGCTTTCGTTTTGAAAAGTACCAGTTCCCTTTGAACTGAATCCCAACTGTCTCTTTCAGTTGATAGAGGCGTTGTCGCGTTAGCTGTGAATATCTGACAGCCTCTTGAATGTCCATCAGATCGGATGGATCGAGCATTACTGCCTCCCTTCGTCTTAGTTACTAGACGCAAGTCAAATCATATACCCTATCTTTTTAATTGTCAAGAGTCTAGTAATTCCCTAAAACTGCTCCCTCAAGTTACTTGACAACAGTCTAGTATCCGATATAATAGACACAAGTCAAGTAATTTGACAAAAAACAAGGCCCACCGCGATCCACAACATCGCAGCAGGCCACGCGACAGGGAGAACAGCCATGACGACACCCCCATCGACAACCAGTACTGTACCACACACGGCCCAGTCATCCCGCCAGATGCAGCAGATCATCGAGCAGCTTGCTGCAAAGCACGGCTGCGACCTCGGTTACGCCGAGGCATATCTGCGGCTCGACATGCTGGGGTTCGACCGCCTGTCGATCGAGCGCATCGCGCCGCATCAAATCTCGGTCGCGCACTATTTCGAGGATGAGCATGGCGACCTGGTTGCCGATCCCGAGCTGGTCTTCCTGACCAGCGGCGAGCACTGGGTACCGATCGCTATCGGCCTTAAGCTCAGCGGCTGGCACAAGGTTGCGCTGCTGAACGATGCCGGCGACGCCATTCGCACACTGCGCCCGAAAGCCCAGCGCGAGGCCGCGAGCTTCGCGAATATGTGGGCAAAAAACATCAGGGAACAGGGTTGGCTCGCCGATGCCACGCTGACGAAGATCAAGACCACGCCGACGGAGCAGCCTGCCGAGCAGGCCGACGAGCCGCACGAAACCGATCCGCTCTGGGATCAAGTCGACAGCGGCGCGGTCGGGAGTATCTTCGAGTTGCTCGACGACAGCGGCATCATGGACGCGCTGAACAGTGCCGGGCCGCGCGCCATAGCTGGACGCAACTACCACCGCATGGCGAACCAGTAGCCAGCCAGTAGCAGGCCGGGGATCGTGTTCCCCGGCCTCCCAGGAGGACGATATGACGATCTCTACTCCCGCTGCTGAGGAACTGGCCGCCCTCACCGCCTCGCTCCAAGACGAGTATGGTGATTCGGCGCGATGGCTGGCCGCGCACGCGCTCCTCCAGCTCGACGCTGCCAAGATCCAGGAGCAGGCGGCGCAGATGACCTGGCAATCGCACATCATCTACCAGGTCGGCGACCGCTGCGTCAAGCTGCTGCGTCTGCTGCTCAAAACCCGCCAGGAGCGCGACAACGCCCAGGCCGCTCTGCTCGTCGCCTGTCAGCTGCTCCACGCAGCGAATCGCCGCATCAAGGCGCTTGAGCGTGAGCGTGAGCGGGGTGCGTAATGCCTGTGGTGTACTTGCTGCACTTCGATCGCAACTTCTCACACGCCCGGCACTATCTCGGCAGTACGGATGACCTGGGTCGTCGCCTGGCCCAGCACCGGCGCGGCGATGGCGCGAAGCTGATGGCCGCGATCAACCGCGCCGGCATTGATTTCAAGGTTGCGCGGGTGTGGCGCGGCGGTCGCCAGCTTGAGCGACAGCTCAAGAAGCGCCACGGCGGTCCACGTCTCTGCCCGATCTGCCGGGGTGAAGTGGCCGCGCCGATGGTTCTGGACGGCCCAGCAGGGGGAGATATGCCCTACTGATGTGACCGTACCTGACTCATGTATGAGTTACCATAAGATCAGATACAGGAGGTAGTTATGGCTGAACATACGTTTAGAAAGCCGCGTTACGCATGGCAGGTACGCCAGCGAGGCCGCTGGTCTAAATGGGTTGGCCGATCACTGCATGTTTATCAGCGCGTTGGTCGTTATGGCTATTGCGTCGCACGAATTATCTTTCGGGAAGTGAGGTAACGGTGATGTTTCAACGTCTCGACCAGTTCCGTACGGGGTCCATGTTCATCATCACCGGCCAGGCTGGTGCTGGTAAGTCGCACCTCGCAGCCAGCACCCGGCGCAGCGGCACCGTCTGGATCTTGGAATAGATGAAGCTTTGAGGCAGGAGGCAACGCATGAACGTGGAGCATAAATATTACGTGTACGTCCTGTCACGAGCCGATGGAACACCGTTTTACGTCGGCATGGGATCAGGGGATCGAATGTTTCGCCACGATCGCGAGGCACGTTCTGGTCATCACTGTCCGAAGTGCCACACGATCCGCGAGATCTGGGCTGCGGGTCAAGAGATTGTCCGCACCGTCCTATTTAGCAGCGATGATCGCGATGTCGCGTATGAACACGAAAAGGCATGGATTGCGCACTACGGGCGTAACAACCTGACGAATCAGACAGATGGCGGAAAGGGCTGTCCTGGTAACACCCGGCAGTTCTCTGCCCTGCACCGTCAGCGATTAAGTATGGCGCACCGGGGTATCAAGCCATCTCAGGAGACCCTTGCGAAACGAAGTGCTGCACTCAAGCGGGCGCATAGCAATCGCCCAAAACTCACCTTCTCCCCTGAAGCATTGGCGCGAATCGGTGCCGCCTCACGAGGCCGAAAAGCCCCACGTCATGCGCACGCAAAGCAGCGCAAGTTGACCTATGAACAGGCGGTCGAGGTGCGCACCTTGTTTGCGAAAGGTGGTTTTACCAAGAACGATCTTGGTCAGCGGTTTGGCGTAAGCCGAGCGACGATCCGCAAAATTATCGCGCGCGAGGTGTACAAAGATGTTTAAATCCCTCAAAGATTTGCGAACTGGATCACTCTACATTGTGACAGGTGCGAGTGGAGTCGGGAAGTCTCACTTGGCAGCGTCGGCGCGGTCGAACAACTCAACAATTTATATCCTCGACACCGAAGGGGCGGCGCAGAACCTGGTCGGCAAGGACGGCATCCACCGCGACATTCAAGCCATTCAAACGTTGTCGCTCAAGAAGCTCCTCGATGCGATGCGCGAAGTGAAGCGCAGCGGCCAGGCTGGCGACGTGGTAATCCTGGACTCGATCTCGAAAGTCTTGCAGGCGATGCGCTCCTATGCACAGCAGCGTGCTGGAGCCGAGACCGACCGCAAAGCCTCGCTGTCGTACGATGAGCATGCGTCCGTGAATCGCAACCTCCAGGCCATTTACACCGGCCTGACCGAGCTGAAGCATGCCGGGTTTCACGTCGTGATCATCGGCCACCTGGCAAAGAAGTACAAAACCAATGGCAACGCACTCGCCGACGACGGCCTGCGCGTGCTGGCCGACGAGCACATCACCTACGAGGCCGATGCCGTGCTGTTGGTCGAGCGCACCGGCGACAGGCGCTCGATCAAGCCGATCATCAAGCTGCCGCGCCCGCGTCACTTGCAGCTCAACCAGGAGTATCCTGCCGAGCTGGCCACGCTCTACCCGGAGCAGGCTGCGGAGGGAGTTGAGGTAGCGCCTGAACACTGGCCGCAAGAAGAAGCTTCAGCGCGTGCCATGAGCACCACAGAGGCCGAGCGCCGGTTCTATGGTCGCTATGCCGAAACGATCGGCGGGATGCACTGGCGGCACGTTGAGTCGTTTCTCGGTCGACGCTTATCCAAGCCGAAGACGGTCGAGGAGTGGGTGCAGCTCGCCAACCAGGTCAAAGCCAAGAAGGAAGCGCTGGAGCAGGTGCCGGAGCGCCTGGTCGGAGCCTATCGTTCGTAATGACAGATCGGCAAACCCGAAATTATTTCGGGTTTGCGCCACACGTGAGGTACCACCATGGATCTCTCAGCTTTATACGCAGCATTGACCGTCCCGGCTGGCGCGCACCTGGTATCTGACCACGGCCAGGTGGCGCTGCTCGTCGTCACGCACGCCAATCCGAATCAGGCCACGATCGAGCGTGTACCGCTCGGCGCATGTGTCCCGCTGGAAGAGGCGCTGCGCTCGGCGTACCACGCCGGTGCGTTGCCGTCACAGCAACTGCCGATGCCAGCGATCGAGATTACGACCATCGAACCGCCGCAGCTCACCGGCGCGAACGGCCATCAGGAGGCCGAGCAGCGCAAGCCGTGCCGATACGGCTGCGGGAAGCTGCTCGTACCAAAGAAGGGCAACAAGCACTATTACAGTTGCCCAAACAAGCCGCAGGAGCCTGCTACCCAGGAGCAACCCCAGGCCGCGCAGGAGGAGCCATGTTCGGACCCTTCCTAGCCCCGTCGCCTGAGCTGGAGGTCGATCCGTTCGATCTCTTCGACGACGGGGAAGAGCGGGCCGAGTTGATCAACGGCCTGGCGCAGTATGTGCGCGATATTCGGCATGAGCTGCTCAGTGCTGCCGAGGAGGTTGCGCTCTGTCAGCGTATGGAGGCAGGTGATCAGGCGGCGCGCGAGGAGTTGATCTGCCATAACCTGCGCCTGGTCATGTCGATTGCCAAAAAGTACCGAGGCCATGACATGCCGCTCGAAGACCTGATCCAAGAAGGCAACATCGGGCTGATGCGCGCCGTCGAGAAGTTCGACTACCGCAAAGGGTTTAAGTTTTCGACGTACGCAACCTGGTGGATTCGTCAGGCGGTCACCCGCGCACTGGCCGATCAGAGTCGCCTGGTACGCTTGCCGGTCCACATCGGCGAGTCGCTCAGCCGCATGCGCCAGGTCCGCGATCGGCTTGTCGATGCGCTGCAACGTGAGCCAACCATCGATGAGCTGGCTGCGGTGCTAGATCTGACGCCAAAGAAGACGCAGGCGCTGCTCAGCGCGCTGAAGCCGATGGTATCGCTGGACGCGCCGATCATATCCAGCAAGGACGGCGACGAGCGGTCGCTGGCTGACTACATCCCCGGACCTGAAGTGACTGAGCTTGCCGTCGAGCAGCAGCTCCAGGCTGAGCAGCTTCGCGTACTGCTGGCCGAGTTGGGCGATCGTGAGCGCCGGGTTCTTGAATTACGGTTCGGACTCGATGGCGGCGGGCCACGGACGCTCGAAGAGGTGGGCAAAGAGTTTGGTATTACCCGCGAACGCGCTCGCCAGATCGAGCGAGATGCCCTGATGTGGCTGAGGTATCCAGGACGTGCAGATCGTCTGCTGGTAGCGTAGGAGGAGTGATGAAGATCAAACTACCACCCTCGATCGCCCAGTGCCCGGAATGCGACGGCGATGTCCTGCTGGAGATCGACGAGTGGGAAACCGTGACGGGTATTCCCACGTCAGCGGGCTGTACCTATCGCTGCGCCAATGAGGACGACGGCCACTACCGCATGCCGTATGTCGACTGGCTGCCGGTGGAGCGCATCTGGTACGCCTGGATCGCCGATCATGTGCGTGTCCAGGAGCAGTGCGGCCACATCGAGATCCTGGTTGTGAACCTGTCCGAAAAGGATTTACACAATTATTGCTCATAGCGCTATGTTGTGGGATGTGCCAAAAATACGGCTTCCAGACACGCGAAACCACCCATCAATGACAACATAGCGCATGAGCGCGAAAAAGTGTCAAGACTAAGGAGATGAACGTGACCACACAACACTCGCTGTTCGATGATGTCGGGGCGTTCGATGTGCGGCAGCCGGTGCGCGTCTATCAGGTCAACGAGTACGAATGGTATGCGGCCACGTCACGAGAGCAGGCGATCGCCGAATTGGTCTCGTGTGTCGGCGAAGAAGAAGCCGAGCGCCAGATGGAAGGCGTGTTCCCAGTTGAACTGACTGACCAGCAGATGCAGGAGACGGTCTTTTTGGATAGCGACGGCATCTTTGGCGAGTCAGGGAAGCAGTACAGCTTTGCTGAAGCGCTTCAGCACTATCTTACTACCGGATGGATCGCACCGTTCGGCTTTGCGATGCAGGAATAGATGCATGTACATTCGGATGATGGCATTCCAAGGCCACAAACACAGCTAATGTAATATCCGGTACAAAATCTTACATTACGAAAGTGAGTAGATCATGTCCAAGATCACCTTCCAACCGCTGGTTGCACGCTCACGCGCGAACGATGACAACACCTTAATCGTTGCCAAGGCTGATCGTCCATTTACCGAGATCGCTGTATTGCGCGCGGATGAGGATCGAGACTACTCGGATGCCGACAAGGAGTTGGTCGCGTACGCACAACTCTTCGCGGCAGCACCGCAGATCGTGGACGCGCTCAATGCTGCATTGACTGAGCTACGCGAGGCATCGGAATGTATGCAGCTCAATAGCTTCGATCACGTTGTTTCAGAACTTCCCGAGTCGGTCAAGTCATTTATTACCGTCGATCTCTCGCAGGTTTACGGGTAAAAAGAGGTATTTATGTCCAAAGACCTGAACAAAGTGCAGCTCACGGGCCGTCTCGGGCAAGACCCGGAGATCCGCATCACGCCGCAGGGCAGCACCGTGACGACCTTCAGCGTCGCCTCGAACCGCAGCTACAAGACCGGCGATGGCGAGGCCCGCGACGACACTGAATGGTTCTCGGTGGTGGCCTGGAACAAGCTGGGCGAGATCTGCGGCGAGTACCTGCGCAAAGGTTCGCGGGTGTACGTCGAGGGCCGGTTACAAACCCGCTCCTGGGAAGATCAGGAAAGCGGGCAGAAGCGCTTCAAGACCGAGGTGATCGCCAGTGATATGATCATGCTCGACACGAAGCCGCGCCAGGAGGAGTCGCTGCCGCCAGAGCCGCCGATGCCGAGCAGCGCGCGGCAGACGTCGAAGAGCGCTCCCGTTCAGCCTGCGCAGCCTGCACCAGCACCACGAGGAGCGACGCCGAGACGGCCTGTCAAACCAGTCTATGATGAAGATGATCTGCCGTTCTGAGTATATACCTGTATATACCCGTATATACGGGGAGTTTGATATATTGTCAGCAGGTTTAGAGCATGGGAAGGCTCTAAACCTGCCGCTCTGTCGCACGGTTGTCGCACGGTTGTCGCACGGTTGTCGCACCGAGATCGCGTCCGAGATCGCGTCCGATGTCGCAAATCGGTGCGAATACATATATATGTCGTTTGGTTTAGGTCATTGCAATGCGGTGGAATGGTGGCTCCAGTTTGCCAAAGTTACGGCCAAAATTTCACCAAAGTTACGGCCAAAATACCGCCTGTAGGACTCGCTAACGACGCCAAAACGACATCCATGGCGACCCCAAAACGACATGAAGAAAGGGAGACCCTGAGCATGCAAAATGATCGAGAAACAGCCCGGATGTTGGTTACTCAAGAACACTGCGCGACGCTAGAGGACTGGGAGCGTGAAGGTCTTATTGAGGCCATTGCCGCTACTATCGCTGCCGAGCGCGAGGCGTGCGCCCAGGTGTTGTTGGCGTATGCTCAGGAGATCGAGCGCGACCCGGAAGCGATCCGAGCGGTACCGACGGCTGCTGGGTACGGCCACTTCGCGGCTAATATCCTGGTGCGAGGCGTGTGGAAGATTCGCGATCGGAGCCTGGGTAGTGCGCGGGGTGATAAGCAGTTCAATCGCGTGAAGGCGTTGCTGATACAGATGCGGAAGTACATCATGCGGCATGGCTTGCTGATCGGCGAGTGTGTCGCCTGGAATGAGTTGAAACAACTTTTTGATGTTGGTCAGCGCCACGAGGTTGATGACGCCTGGCTCAAGGAGTACGAGGCGCGTCCGCTGTTGCCCGATCCGGATGGAGCATAGCGATGGAAGAAGAGTCGCGTGGGACTGTGCGCCCCGTGTGGATCGGCACAAAGGTACATCTGACGCTGCCGGACGAAGGGACGGCAGTAACGCTGTGCGGCCAGCCACTGGGCCGCGACCCGGCTTACGGCCTGGCGTTCAGGCACAATGACTGCGCTCGCTGCCGGAGCCGAGCAAAAGCAATCGGGCGGGTCTGTGCAGGCTGTGAGCAGCCGCTCATCTTGCCGGATGCGCCGGGACGTTGCCGCAGTTGCACGTTGAAGCAACAGAGCGAGTAGCAGTATAAAGATGTCGGGTGCCAAAAACGCCCGGCATTCTGCTTTGTAATGCCCTAGACGGTCTCTGCACTTAGATAACACTTACCTAATACTAAAAGCATAGTAACTTCATGGTAAGACTCTGATTTTTGTCGAACATAGTTGAGCCTGAGCACGTCGAGACATGGGTTCTGAACATGATCCTGGGCACGGCCTGATCACGGTCCTGAGCATGCCTGAGCAGACCCGCAAGGCTACCGCAAGGGCATGCGCAAGGGCATGCGCAGGGGTTGGAAGGAATGGGGTTCTCGACATGCGATTTGTGGCATTGGGATGCGCTGCTCAGCGTGTCCAGGCTGGCGACATAGATACGCAAATTCCGATATCTTCGGATTTTGGAGATTGGTCTTGAAAGTACTTGACTAATTGTATTACATGTAATACAATTATGATAGAGCAAACAACGATGGAGGCACCAATCATGACCACCTATATCACCACCGAGACACTGACGACCATCGACCTGACGGACACCAATATGAGCCGCCGCGACATCGAGAACCGCGAAAGCGCCCTGCGCTTCGTCCCAGAGGCGCGCCGCGACGAAGCCCTGCGTTGCTATATGATCGCCTACCGCATCGGCGCGATGTACCACCTGAACATCAACTGGCAGCAGCTTGGCGGAATGAATGACGCGCGGATGGCAGAGACCCTGAACGCGCGCGTCGCGCAGCACCAGCGCAGTGCCGGTGCGCGGGCGCTCAAATCGAAGTACGGCGAAGAGACGGCGAAGAACATTATCAACAAACATCGAGGCAAATAATGTCAGCACAGACCTGCCCGATCCACAACAAGCCGATGCGACCCAGTCGCCATGGAAGTGGCTGGTACTGCCCGACAAAGCGTGATGACAACTCCTGGTGCGACGGAGAGACGGCTGAGCCAACGCACCGCTGCGAGGAGTGTGGCGCGCTGCTCTATAGCGATTACTGCCGCAACTGTCGCGACGATGCCATGATTGTCGCGCTGCCGAGCGGCACGCCATCACCGGCACCAGTCCGCCAGGACGGGCTCGATGAGGATCACTATGGACATGGCTAATCGAGCGTCCTCTCTCCTGACGACAGACGAAGCCGCTGCGCTCATTGCCGAGCGCAGCGGGCGACCCATGAGTCGCCAGGGTGTGCTTCAGGCGATCGGGCGCGGTACGCTGATCGCCGTCAAGCGTGGGCGAGATAACTTGATCGAGCGTCATGAGGTGGAGCGCTATGCCAGCAACCGCCCGCGGCGCGGTCGTCGCTGGCCTCCACGTTCGCCCGATGCATGAAATTCTACGTTGTTCCATGACTCATACTCCATATCGGAGGTTCGTATGCGTGAGAATGATTTGTCCAATGTTCGGAATGGTCGCTGGGGTTATGACCGCAAAGCGCTTCACGCCTTCGCGCGGAAGCACGAGTATCGGCTCTATCCTGTTGAAACCTGGGGGCCATATACCTACGCTGTGACCAGCGAGATCCGGCTCCAAGCGGACGTCCAGCACATCAACGTCTATGATTTGACTGGCGTCGATGCTGCATGGTTTCTGGAGAATCACTATGAGGAGTTGTTGGACAGGGAAGAGCCATACTCCGACGTTGCTACACTGCTGGCCGATCAGCCGACTGCTCGACGATATGCCCTCATCTACGAGGGTGAAGGGCATCCGGGCGTGCTCCTGGCAGACGGCAGCGATCGATGGTTGCGCTCCGCTGTCTTGGCAATATCCATGCAGCCAGCCGATGCTGCTGCTCAGCAACGCCTCGAACAGCAGCTGATGGATGAGCTGGATGCGAGTATGGATGCTGGCGGATCGCTGTTAGGCCCTCCCGTCTAGAGTCGAGGAGCTGCACATGAGTAATATGATGCCCGGCGACAATAGCGGTGCAGAGTCGCGCGACCACTATGCCGACTGCCGCGTTAACTGCCAGTTCGCTGTCGGCGAACTGGCTGAGGGCGAGGAGTGCGAATGGGGACATCACAATCACGAGTGTGATTGTGAGTCATGCGCTGAGGAATGGGCGCTCCTCGGCCTGGATGACTGAATGCACCATAACCCGACACTTGTTGCAATGGAGGATCTATGACGTTTCCTGTTTGGTTCACCATCTTCCTGGCTGTGGCCCTGGTTATCAATCAATGGCTCCGGCGTCGACGGTAGCCCATCAGTCCCCCATGCCCCGCCCCACCAGCGCGGCATGAGCCAGGCCAGCAGGGCTACGCTGGGGAACGGCGGGGCGTGGTACGTGTAGAAGGGGTTTCCATGTTTACTTCGCCAGAACATTTCAGGCGCTGTCCAGCCGCTGAGAACCCGGATGCAGTATGTATCTGTGAGCGACTCCAGGATATGGACGCCATGAATGAGATTTTACTGCTCTATGGCGATCGGGCATCGGAGATGTTTCCGATCTTACTGGATCACGATCCGCTCTTCAGTAAATATGCGCATGAGCTGCGACCGCAACTCGATAAACTGATACCCGATATGGATGGTCAGACTGGTGAAATTCGCACGCCGCGTGGCTCGGAGGATATATGACCAGAAACCTCAAAGACGGTCAGTGGTATCAACTGCCTTCAGGGCAGTGGGCTAAGGCGATTTGCGTCGATGATCCGCTCGGCCCCATCTTGCAGGCATTTGGCGTTGATGTGGCAAGTACCGATCCCATAGCCTATACGAACACATTCGACTTGTACGTTGAGGCTGATGGCAACCTCGGAGCAACCGGCCTTTGCACCTGGGATATCTGGACGATTGACGATCTTCGTGAGGCGACGCCAGATGAAGCTGAGGCACAAACGTATCGCTGCCTTGGTTTGTCCGCACACCGCGCGGCCCGTTCAGAATAGCTACTGATTATTAAAACGAATGTGAATCGATCACATGGAGGGAGTCATGCATCGTAACGCGTATATCAACGCACTTATTGAGATTGTGGGGCTGAGCGACGTGGTAAGCATTTACGATTCAGCGATCCAGATCAATCCTCATGTGCAGCGGCCTGATGGTAGCTATTGGGATGGGTACAGTGTTCTTGATGTTCTTCTGAATGTCACCCCCCAGCAACGACAGGCGGCACAGCAGCATGCCGATCCTGAGTTCCGATAACGGTCCTTGTCGCCCGCCAGCTCGGTCCATATAACTGTTGCATAGGCGTATCGGGCTATTACGATCCGGGCTTCTGAACTATCGGGCACGTTTGACGATCATGCTACGCTGAGCACGGCGCTGATCAGTTCTGATAAGTAATCTTTGGCGGTTTCCCCGCACCAGTTCTACGAAGTCTGCTTTTGAGAAGTGGAATGCGGGGCGAAAAATTGGCAGATTACTTATCAGAAGCACAGTTCTAGAAAGTAATTCATAAAAGGACGGTGCGATATGACAGAAGAAGAACGAGTAGCGGCACGGATGCGCTTTTTTCTGCGGATGGATGGCCTTGGTATAGATTATTTCCCGCGCGAGGTTGCCTACATTGATGCACGTCGTCTGATGGTCATGCGCGACGGACGGCCAGCGCTGACCGAGGCAGGTCGAAGATTTTTAGATCAACATCCGGCTCAGGAGTGGGAAGCGCGACCTTGGCCGTCGTTCTCACCAGCGGCGTAACAGATACGCAAGGAGGATAGTTAATGTCGATTCTGGACGATCTTCGCATGGCTTTAGAAATAGCAAGGCCGACGATCTACTATACCGATCGCGAGGAAGCAACACCTGGAAAAATTCTTAGATTTCAGGGCGACGATCTAACGCCTCCGTTTATTGTTTGTCATCCTGACGATCTTGCTGCCTTACGGGGGCGACTACCGGATCATCGCTTTGTTCATTTGCGCGATTGGCAACCAAAGAGACCAACAACCCCATGACCCTCAACCTTCCCACGCCCACCGAGCGCCCGCTCACCATCGCCGCTCGACGACCGGACCAGCACCCCGCGCTGGTCTATCTCGCCTCCCTGGCTCCCGGCAGTAAGCCGACGATGGTCGACGCGCTGAACAAGATCGCCGCGCTCGTCACGAACGACCAGCAGGATCTTGTGTCCTTTCCCTGGGCGCAACTCCGCTACGAACACACCCAGGCGATCCGCGCGTTGCTGGCCGAGCGGTACGCCGCCGCAACCGCAAACAAGATGCTGGCCGCACTTCGGCGTGTGCTGAAAGAAGCCTGGCGACTCAAGCAGATCACCGCCGACGACTACGCGGCAGCAGTGGACATCAAGACGATCAAGGGCAGCAAGCCGGACGCGGCCACGGGTCGAGCGCTCCATGGTGGTGAGCTGCGGTCGTTGCTCCAGCTTTGTCTCCAGGATGAAGGACCAGCAGGTATTCGAGACGCGGCGATTATCTCGATCGCGTATGCCTGTGGCCTGCGCCGAGCTGAGATTGTCGGCCTGGATCTGAGTCATGTCGACCGGGAGCAGGCCGCGCTCACGATTCTGGGTAAGGGGAACAAAACGCGGGTTGTGCCGATCGATCGGGATGGTGGAGCATGGGACGCGCTGATGGACTGGATCGAGAAGCGCGGTAGCGTGCCCGGTCCGCTCTTCCTGCGCGTGCTCAAGAATAACGCGATCAAGTTCGATCGCCTGACTCCCCAGACTGTGTACTATATCTACTCCCAGCGCGGCAACGCAGCAGGCATAAAGAAGTTTAGCCCTCACGATCTGCGGCGAACGTTCGCCGGGGATCTGCTCGACGAGGGTACGGACCTGGTAACGGTGCAAAAGCTCATGGGCCATAGCAACCCGGCGACGACTGCCGGGTATGACCGGCGCGGTGAACGGGCGAAACGAGACGCCGTGCGACGGCTGCATGTACCATATCGCCGGAAGAAGTGAGCCGTTTATGACAGAGCAACCAAAGAGTCCACCTGTACTACCACAACGCCGCCGCGAGATTCTTGAGCGCGATCAGCACCGCTGCCGCAAGTGTGGCCGGGTAGAATCGCTTGAAGTTCACCATATCCATGCGCGCATGGATTACGGGAGCAATGAGCCGGAGAACTTGATCACCCTTTGTGCTGTGTGTCATGCTGAATGGCACATGGTCGAGATGGCGGCAACCCTTGCTTTTGAGACGTGGCTAGAACTACCTCCCTATCTCTTCCTGCTCTCGCTCTATATGTCGGATACAAACATTCAGGTATCACTAGCAGATGCGCGCGAAGCTACGCGACGGGCACACGAGCTGCGGCGATCGTTGGGTTGGTAATAAGGCGCGGCGAGAGTCCGATCCACTGGCCTGCAATTTTGTAGACATGCTATACTGCATGCACCGCTGGAGATAGCATCTCCAGTTTGAAACACCATTCCTCCGAACGCGAAAGCCGGCTTTGCATGCCGTGTGCTCACTCGATGAGCCTAGCGCCAGAGGGGTGGTGTTCGTCTACCAACCAAACACCCGCCACATGATCGTGGCGGGTGTTTCGTTTCTCAGGCTGGCTAGATGTGGGCTACGGCGGCTGGGCCGTGGCCTCGGTTTTATGGAGCAGCTCATGGCGCGTTCGATCCGCCGCTGTGATGCGCTCGGTGAGTGTGGTGTTGAGCAAGCGATAGACTCGCTGGCGGGTAACAACGTCGAGCGGACTGATGTGGCGGTCGATCTCGTTTAGGATGGCCGTGTACACGTTCTGTACATTTTTCGGCCCCTCGGCGGAAGCGGGTTCAGGCATAGACATACACCCTTCCCTAGCAATTTGTGTCATGCTATCACAAAGGGGGATGCACGTCTAGACTCTCAGTTCCATTTTTTACTTGATTGTCATCTACGAGGACAGGAGCCGTGTCCGGCCATCCCGATGCACTTTCACGCGCTTGTACATTGCCGAGCAGAACCAGACGGTCACAATCCAGCCGTGGCCGCGTCGTCTGATGCTAGTGGCCGGCTTGATCATGTCAAGCAGAAAGGGGTAATGAGTCAGCGTCGCGTTGACGGCTAGGGCGGTGGCGTCGGTTCGGGTGATGGTTCTTGGCGGTGTAACCGCAGGAGGGCAGGCGGCGCAGAATGTGATCATCATCATGGTCGTCTCGCTCGGTGGGAATATAGGTCTAGTTTAATGATATTTAGACGTGTTGTCTGTAGCACAAATAGACAGTTCCAGCGAAACGCCTGTGCGACTTAAGTACTACACGTCGCCAAAAACAACCCCCTCGAAAGTCCCTGAGTATGCCAGTACCAAATGCTGTGCATATTCATATGAAACGCACATGCGTGCTCAGATGAGCATGTGGTAAGATGTCTTTAACTTACCTCCGCTGCTTAGCGGCTTTTGCTTGAGCGCGTGACCACCGAAGCCCCCTTCGGTCACGTGTTTTTTTGTGTTCATGGAGTATGTCTGTGTTGTCGCCTTCTACCTCTGTAACCAGCTCACCACGTCCGTGTGCTGATCGCGCGTGTGTCCAGGCTGACACACAGCGCGAACCAACAGCGAAACGGCGACGCACGCGACGGAGTAAACGTGCTGGCAATCCTGACCGGCAACACGATCGCCGGATCTGGATCGAGCGCCAGGCTGTGATAACCGCCTAGTCGTTGACAACCTACCCCGCTGCTCAGCAGATGCTTTGAGCGCGTGACCTCTCTTCGGAGATGTTGCGCGCTTTTTGTTTTGAGGATTTATGACCCGCACGCGCTTTCTGTATCTCGCCTGTCTCCTGACCCTGCTGTTTGGCCCGGCCATCAGCCTGGTCGCCCAAGCCCGCGTCCAGGCCACCCCCGCCGTGATCGAGCTGTCCCAGGGTGAGCAGGTTGCGTACGTGTGCGCAGGCCAGCAGGCAGCGATCCTGCCGAGCGCGGCCAATCGTGGTATTCTCGCCTGTTCCTTCGACCCGACTCCCACTGCCGTCCCCCCGACGGCCACCGCTCTGCCATCCCCTACCGCGACCGTCGCCCCTACCCTCACCCCTTCACCGTCGCCGACCGGCATCCCCACGGCCATCCCCAGCGCCACGCCGACGGCGACGGTTCCCCCCACCCCTACCGCGACGATCCAGCCGACCGCCGTGCCGGAGCAGCAGCTCAGCACCCCTGTCACGCTCGGCGCATTCCTGGATCTCCCCAAGAACGGCACAACGGCCAGCATCGGATCGGCCTTGTCCTGGCACGCCGGGAACTTTGGTGCAGATCGCTTTGCATTCCGAGAAGCACTGAAAACAGCGGGCTACACGGGCAAGCACTACACGTATATTCTGCCGCTGGAGGTCCAGAACCCCGCAGGCGTCCCCTATGCGCCATGGCCCAACAATCCAGCCTACCGCGCGGGCGATTGGTCCTACCTGAACAATCAGCCGACCTGGTTCTTGCTCAAAAAGAATGCCGACGGCAGCTTCTCGCGCATCAGCCACGGCAGCAGCAGCGGCATGTACGCCATGGACCCCTGCTCGACCGGCTATCGCGCCTGGTTCTACGCACGCATCCAGCAGATGCAGCAGCCGCAGGCCGACAATCCACAGACGGGTGTGAACGAGGCCAAGGTGTTTGCGCGCGGCATGTTCCCCGACGGAATCTTCCTCGACAATACGCCGCTCTCCTGGGACCTAGAAACGCGCAAAGCTGGCACGAGCACGCTCTATACCGGCTCGAAGCAGCAGCTTACCAGCGACAAGTATGTCGCTTGCGCCGTGGATCTGGTCAAGGGACTCCGCGCCGCTGTTGGTCCCGAGCTGCCGATCTGGGGGAACCTGATCGAAGGCAAGAGCACCGGCAGCGATGTCAATATCTACTTCGAGCGCGGCGGCCTGAGTGGCGCGCACTTCGAGCAGATGTGGACCGGCTGGACGCAATACAACGCGCCGTGGAATGTGCAGCGACAGAACGGCGATCTCAGCCAGGCCGAGTGGCTGATCAGCCGGGGCTACGGGCTACAGGCCACGACGCAGGGCGTCCAGGCCGACACGCAGACTCAGCAGTTTGCGCTGGCGAACTGGCTGCTCATTGTCCCTGCTGGCAACACCGATCAGGTTACATTCAGATACGCCGATGGCCGCGCATATGGTGAGCTGTGGCGTTACGACAACTATCAAGCACGCCTCGGCGAACCGCTGAGCAGCCGCTACGCGGTAGCAGGTGGCTGGGCGAGGAACTTCGAGGGCGGGCGCGTCCGGGTCGACCAGATCAACCGGCGCGGTTATATCGAGGTCAAAACTCCATGAAGGTTCTTATTGTTCTTTCCATCATCCTTCTGGCGCGGGGTTTTGCCCCTGATGTTGCAGTCAGCGAGGATGTCATAGGAAGCATCGCCGTCAAGATGTTGGCTGAATCGCCGCTCGCCGGTGCGTTGATTTTCGCGGCGTACCTGCTGCGCCCAGTGCTGAAGATGTACCTCGATCAGCAGATCGAGCAGCTCAAGCTCATCACGAAGGCGCTGGAGGGATTCGGCGAACGGCTAGGCCGGGTCGAGAAAAAAGTCGACGAGCTGGTAGAAGCTGAACATGCTCACTAGGGCCCTTGTTGACCTCCTGCGCATTGTCGCCTGGCTCATCTCCTGGCTGGTGGTCTGGAGCAACCAGCTCGCCGACGCGCTGGAGTATCGCCAGCAGGTGCTGGAGCGCATCGAGGCAACGCCCGATCCATGGGCCAACGCCGTGCCGAACCGAATCGAGCGCTGGTGATGGAGATAGCGCTGGCAGTCCTGATCATTTGCTTGTTCACCTGTCCGATCGGCTTGCACGTCCGGCACACCATTCGGACGACGCGATCGCGGCGGCGTAGGTAAGTTGTCATCATGCGGGGCGCAGCCACGGCGCTGCACCGGCCCGACGCCTCGAAGCGAAGCGAAACGGACGCACCGAGTCTCTGAGTTCGTTCTCAGGCCCCGCTCCAAAGGTTTTTTTACATGTCATTCGCCTGGGACATTCATCACTTTACTGACGCCGCAGCGCTGGCTGCTCACATGGATCAACTCGGTCCGATCACCTGGTACACCGGCGTGACCGTGCATCACACGGCAATCCCGACGGTTGCCCAGTGGCGTGGTGAGCAGAGCATGGTTGCCATCGGACGCCACTACCGCGTGACCAATAAATGGAGCGCTGGCCCACATATCTTTGTCGGCCCCGACGGGATCTGGACCGGCACACCGCTAACCCAGCGTGGCATTCATGCGGTTTCATTCAACGCGACACATGTCGGGGTTGAAGTCGTCGGCAACTACGACGCGCATGGCTGGCTGGAGCCGATTCGCTCCTATACCTACGACGTACTGGAGCTGCTGCTGCGCCGACGTGGTTTGTTAGCTTCAAAGCTCAACGGCCACCGGAACGATCCCCAGACGACGAAACATTGCCCAGGCCATGCGATTGATCTGGACGCTGTTCGGCACGAGCTGAGATGGCGACTGGCGACGACGCTCTACCGCGTACGCGCCGACGGCTCACGTGTGCGCGCCGAGGCATCAACCGCCAGCGCGGTGCTGGAGCAGAAAAACGCGGGTGCGCTGATACGCGGTACGGCGGTCACTGGCGAGCTGCATGGCGGCAGCAACCGCTGGATCAAACTGGCACGCGGCTACATGTGGGCCAACCTGGCAGAGACGGTCTAATGCTTTCTGTACCACAACCATCTCAGAGTCTTAAGGCTCCCTTTCCCTACTTCGGCGGGAAATCTCGTATTGCTGCCGAGGTATGGAAGCGATTCGGGAATCCACCGAATTACGTCGAGCCATTCGCTGGCTCACTGGCCGCACTTCTGGCTCGACCACATACGCCGCAAACCGAAACCGTCAACGACAAAGATGGCATGATTAGCAACTTCTGGCGGGCGCTCCAGGCTGAGCCGGAAACGGTTGCACGCTATGCTGACTGGCCGGTGAATGAAAACGATCTCCATGCTCGCCATGCCTGGCTGGTTGGTCAACGTGAATCACTGACAGCACGACTCGAAGGCGATCCCGACTATTACGATCCAAAAATCGCCGGTTGGTGGGTTTGGGGTGTCAGTAGTTGGATTGGGAGCGGTTGGTGCTCGGGCCGTGGTCCCTGGCAGGTTGTTGATCGTGAACTCCGGCGAGTAGGTCGTGCCGGGGCAGTTGCGAGGCAACTGCCCCGCATGAGCGGAGCACAGGGTGTCAACCGCAAGCTGCCCCACATCGCTGGAGGGAATCGCGGTGGACACCGCGATTCCCTCGCACGGGTTGTACGTCAACTGCCGCATGTGGCAGGACTTCGCGGTGTCCACCGCGAAGTCCTGGGTACAACGTCAGCACTCCTCGACTACTTCGCAGCACTTGCTGCTCGGTTGCGTCGGGTACGGGTGTGTAGTGGCGACTGGAGTCGTGTTCTTACGCCGACAGTGACAACCTATCACGGGCCGACGGCGGTATTTCTTGATCCACCCTATATCCAATATGAAGATTGGTACAGCGAAGCGAATCGCGTAGCCCACACTGTCCATACTTGGGCAGTTGAGCATGGCAATAACCCACTCTTTCGGATTGCCCTGTGTGGCTATGAGGGTGACTACACCATGCCGGAAGGCTGGATCTGTCTCAACTGGAAGGCCCAGGGCGGCTATGCCCGAACCAAGCAAGCGGTAGCAAATAGCAGCCGTGAGGTTGTCTGGTTCTCACCGCATTGTCTAGAGGTTGCCTAATGTGCTGCCCGAGTTGCCTGGAGAAGGTGGTATGAAGCAGCGCATCCAACCAATCGCCACCATCCTAGCTATCGTACTCGTCGCGCTCAATATCGCCGTGCCGGTAGCCTCTGCCATCGTTGGTCCGCTCGACGCGACCGATCTTATGGCAATGGCGGTTGGCGGGGTACTAACCCTGGCAGTCTTTCGCCAACGGAGATCGCGCTGATGTGCTGCCCGAGCTGCGGCGGAGCCTACCGCGATACCAGCGTGCAACGGTGTCATCGTGTGGTGTACATCCTGTGTCCATCCTGTGGCGAGCAGCCATGGCGGGCTCGTTTCAACAACCCGCCGTTGGTCATTGATCCAGCGGCGCGACGACCTCGGAGGCGACGACGATGATGCAGCCCGAACACCAGGCAGCCTACAGCCAGGCCATGCAGGTCATGCGCGGTGTTGTCGCGGATCTGAATCATCTCCAGCGCTGCATCGAGCGCGGCGAGACGGTTGAGCAGATCGGTAAGCGCATCGAGACGATCGTCGATGTGACGGCCAGCAGCACGACCCGCGCCGGTTGTGCGCTCTACACCGCGCTTCAATCCGCGCAGTTACCCGCAGCACAGGCCTGCGCGGAACTGGACGAATCGGAGCAGGTACTGAAGCTGACGCCACGCGAAAGCCAGCAGTTTATCAACGATCTGGTCGAGCCACCCGCTCCGAGTGAGCGATTGCAGGCAGCGGCGCGACAGCTCCACATCACGGTCAAACTGCCAAATAGTGCGGAATAACGCGGAATCATGGGACGCAAATCCAGCATCACACCGGAGCAAGGGGAGGCGCTCCTCGAAGCATATAAGCGATTGAATAGCGTCAGAGCCGCCGCCTTGGAGCTTGGTGTTAGCGAGGACGCAGCCGGTCGCTATATCGCGAAATTCGCGGAATCAACCGCTCCCGTAGTTGCCCAACAGCAACATATCGCGGAATCCGTCGGCGCATCGCTTTGGGATACCAAGACGGTGCTGGAGCAAAACTATAAGCGGTTAGAGCAGTTGATTGCCCATCTGGAGAAGGGCATTGAAATCCACGGCGTGGCAGCGTTGGAAACGCTCTCGCCCAAGCAAATCACGGCCTATGTTGGGGCAATCCGCGCCATGAACAGCCAGGCCGAAACAAGCCTGAAGCTGCTGGAGGCATTGACGAATATCCAGGCCATCCAGGCCTTTCAACAGTCGGTTCTTGAGGCATTAGGTGAAGCCGATCCTGCCCTTCGACAACGCGCTATCGCCATCCTCAAAGAGCGACGAGCTTTGGGACTCGCTCTTTTCCAACCTACCAGGAGCTAACAACGACGAGCAGCCACTCTCCTTTCGTGAGTTTATCAAGCGTGTCTCGCCCCGTTATCAGTTCTATCGGCATTGCGATGAGCTGATCGACATTCTCCAGCGCGTGGCCGACGACGAGCTGCACCGGGTACTGGTGTTCATGCCGCCGCGCCACTCCAAGAGCGAGACGGTCAGCCGGCTGTTTACCGCCTACTACCTGTATCGGCATCCAGATCGCTTTGTGGGGCTCGCCTCATACGGTGCGGACCTGGCCTACACACTGAGCCGCGCCGCGCGTGACAACTTCACGAAGATCGGCGGCAAGCTCAGCAAAGCGGCCAAAGCGGTCAAGCAATGGATGACCACGCAGGGCGGCGGGTTCTGGGCGACGGGTGTCGGTGGGCCAGCGACGGGCAAGGGCTTTCATCTCGGTGTCATCGACGACCCGGTGAAGGACGCGCAGGAGGCCGCGAGCGACGCGATCCGGATGCGCAATAAAGACTGGTTCGACTCGGTCTTTAGCACCCGCGAAGAGCCCGGCGGCGCGGTGGTGGTTCTCCAAACGCGCTGGCATGAAGACGATCTGAGCGGCTACCTGCTCAGCCTCGAAGCCGACGAGCCCGAGAGTTGGTACATCGTCAACATGCAGGCCATCCGCGAATCGTCGGACGTTGAGAAGTTTCCCGACTCCTGCACGGTTCATCAGGACTGGCGCGAAGACGGAGAGGCGCTCTGTCCCGAGCGGTACAGCCTGGAGAAGCTGCGCAAGCTGGCGAAACGCATCGGCGATTACTTCTTCGGAGCGCTCTTCCAGCAGCGGCCTCGGCCACGTGAAGGCGGTCAGTTCAAAGCTGGCTGTGTAGGCTTCATTGATGCGCAGGAAGTGCCGCGCAACGTGATCCGAGTGCGTCGGTGGGATCTAGCAGCGACGGCCAACGGCGGCGACTACACCGTTGGGACGTTGATCGCCTATCAGGTCGACGAGGGCATCACGACGATCGAGGACGTGGTACGCGGCCAGTGGGATTCAGCTCAGCGCGACCGCATCATCAAAGAGACGGCAGAACTGGACCTACAGCGCGGTGCCGTAACGCATGTCTTCCCGCAAGATCCCGGCAGCGCTGGCAAGGACGTGGGCCGTGCGTTTATCCGACTCCTGGCAGGGTTCAGTGTCAAGACCGAACTTGAGAGCGGAGACAAAGCTACTCGTGCTGATCCCTTCGCCTCGCAGTGGAACGCCGGCAACGTGCAGCTCGTACGCGCGCCGTGGAACAAAGCCTTTATCGACGAGCATTTGGCCTTCCCCAGCGGGAAGTATGACGACCAGGTGGATACCAGCGGCGGCGGTTACAACTACGCCGCCCGACAGAAGCGAACAGACAAGAATCGTAATCGCGGTTCTCACAGCGAGTCAACCTACTAAGTTATGCCAGCACCACACGACATGACATTGCGCGACGCGCAGCAGCTCCTGAAAACGCACACGCCAGCGTGGGTAGCCGCCAATATGGCCTTCCGCTCTGGAAACCATTGGCAGGGCGGTGAGGGCTGGATTGGTCCGATACTGCCGATGGGTGATCCCAACGCCCTGGCGATGCTTGTCGAGATCGAGCGTGCGTTCGTGTCCAAAAACGCAATCGGCGAGGGCGCTGGCCGACACGTCGGCGGTGTCGCTGGGCGCGAAATGGAAATCGGCATCACGGTGCGCCGTCCACTCAAGAAGGGGGAGAAGCCGACGACTGAAGAGCAAGCGCTGATCGACGAGGCCGAGGCCGTCTTCACCGAATGGTGGGATGAGCGCGGCGGGCACGAACTCTTTCAGCGCGCTGCTGATACGTTGGTCTGTGCTGGTCGTGCCCCGCTGCGCGTGTTTGTGCCTGACGGCGAACGGGTCAATGGCGAGATCCCGATTGCGGATCTGCGGACTTCCATGTTTCGCATCCACCCCCAACATCCCAAGCCCGAGCAGGCCACCGTGGATGTTGATGGTTCGACGATGCAGCCCTACGGCGTGTATGTCTATACCGAGGATCATCAGACCTACGCCGAGATCGTGTATCGCGATAGGACGCAAACCGTCATCCGGGTCACAACCTCCGGCGACAACGCGGATGACGGCGCGGTGCTGGATCTCGGCGGCCTGCTTACGCTGCACGAAATGAAGCGCCCGGCCATTATCAGCGAACAGGTCCGACAGAACCAAAAGCTGCTGAACCTGGCAAAGACCATGCTCGGCCGCAACGTTGTGCAAGGTGGCTTCCTGGAACGCTTCATTCTCAATGGTGAGCGGCCAGGTGAGTGGATTACCGATCCAGCCACCGGCGAGAAGATCTTCAAGCCCGCCAAGATGCGCTTAGGCGCTGGCACGACCAACTGGATCAATGGTGTGGTCGTGGAGGATGAGGACGGCAACGAGAAGATCGCAACGCCCAGCGTCGTGTTCCGCGATCCTGTTCCGATCACGACGTTTGAAGGCACCGAGCGCAACGCTTACCGCTCCGTGCTGGAGGAGCTGCACCAGATGCATGCACTCATCAGCGGCGATGCAACGCCGAGCGGCGAAGCGCGCCGCCAGGCAATGGCCGATTTTATCGTCGATCTCTTCCTGAGCAAGTCGGTCATTGACCGGGCTGGCCGCTGGCTCATAGAGACGGTGTTGGCATTGGCGGCCATCTTCTCCGGGCAGCCAGACCGCTATGCCAGTCTTCGCGCGACGTTCAAGTGCCGCCTCAATCCTGGCCCACTCAGCGCGGATGAGATGCGCCTCATTATCGAACTGGTCAAAGCGCGGCTCATGAGCCGCGAGACGGCCATGCATCGCGTCGACATTGAGGATGTTGAGGAAGAACTGGCAAAGATCGAGATCGATAGTGAGGGCCTCGGAGAGCAGCTCCTGAGCGCCTTCGATAAGGGGCGGTAGTGAAGACCTCAGCTCCAAAATGCAAACACTACTTCTACATAACAGATGAGAAGGATGAATCAATCGCAACTGTCGCTATCTATCGCCGACATGGCGTGTTGTGGATGACGGATGTATGGACGAGTCCTGATCATCGACGAAAAGGATTGGCATCCAAGCTCATTCGTGCGGCTCTTGATCAGTTTGGTGCTGAGTCTATCTACCTGCATGTTGCAGCTCACACGGATCAACCTTTGGACGATCAGGCGCTCATTGCTTGGTATCAGCGCTTCGGTTTTGAATCGGCACCGTTTCCTGGTGCGATGGTTCGGAACTCAAGCAAAAGCTAATGGCAGACATTTTCGCCATAGCCGAGCGCTTTCGCGCCGATCTGCTCAAGCGGGATCGTGCTGCGGCCGCAGCGCTCACACGAGCCTACGGCGTCGCCTGGAACCGCATCGAGCAGCGCCTGGATGTACTGACGACCAAGATCGAGCAGGCCCGATCACGGGACAAGCACATCACCAAGAGCTGGCTCAATGAGCAAGACCGGCTCGAAACACTCAAACGCCAGGTCGCCGAGGAGATTACAGCGTTTGCCCGGATTGCTGAGCAGCGCATCCTGGACGAGCAGGCTGCGAACATCGAGCGTGCGATCGAGGAGGCTGAGCAGCTTGTTCGCGCAACGATGGGCGAAGGTCCAGCTGGAGCCACGGTTGCATGGAATCGTCTGCCGACGAGCGCTGTTACCAACCTGGTGGGCTATCTCCAGAATGGATCTCCGCTTCGGGATCTGCTCGATGAGCTTGGCGCGGATGCTGGCCAGCGCGTTGAGGACGCATTGATCGAAGGCGTAACACTCGGCGACGGCCCGAGGCAAATCGCCCGTCGGGCACGTGAGGCACTGAGCGGCAACCTGGTGCGCGCCCTCCGCATTTGCCGGAATGAAAGTCTCCGGCCACATAGGGAAGCCACCTACCTCTCATATCAGGCAAACCGAGATGTGGTGAAGGGTTGGATCTGGCATGCACAGCTCTCCACACGCACATGCGCCATCTGCTGGGCGATGCATGGCACGCGACATAGCATCGACGAGCGCTTCGCCAGTCACATCGTTTGCCGCTGCGCCATGATCCCGGAAACGTTGAGCTGGGCTGAACTGGGCTTCCCAGGCATCCCAGATACCCGACAGAACATCGAGCTTGGCACCAGCGCCTTTGATCGCCTCACCGCCGCTGAACAACACGCCATTCTCGGACCCAACAAGCTCAAAGCCTACCATGCCGGGAAATTCACACTCCCAGATTTGGTCGGCATCAAGACCGATGAAAAATGGGGCCGCAGTCGCTACGAGCGCAGCTTGGCCCACCTCACAGCCTAATCATCCGAGGAGGATACGCACACCATGACCGATCGTACGACGACATCACGACGCTCCAGCATTCCATCATTCGCGACTATGCATGGCCGCATGAGCGGCCACCTGGCCCGCATGGTTCCGTTGTATGACGAGAACAATACTGGCGGTGCCTCACCTGGTGGTGGTGCTGCTGGTGGCGGGACCGCCGGTGCTGCTCCCACGGGCGGTGGGCAGCAGGCGAACAACGGGACGGATGTCCAAGCGCTGATTACTACCTATCAGCAGCAGATTCGCGATCTCGAACGGCGCATTCCCGGCGAAGGCACGGTGGTGCTTGATGCAACCCAGGCCACACTCTGGCAACGCTATCAGCAGATTGGCACAGTGGAAGCGATCGAGCAGGAGCGCACTGGCCTGCGCACTGAGGTGACAGATCTGCGCGTTGCCAAGGCTGCTAGCCTTGCTGGCCTCAAAGAGTCGGGCATCCGCAAGCTCGGCGGCGACATCCTGGGCAACATTTCGATCCGCGCCGTGGATCAGAACGGCACCCAGGTCGAGCAGGCCTTCGTCAAGGTCGGTGATGAGGAATTATCCCTAGCTGACTATGCCGCAAAGCACTGGGCGGACTTCCTACCCTCGCTCCAGGTGCAGCAACAGCAGACCGGGACGCAGTTTCCCCGGCAAACCGCCGGCGGCACGCCCGCCAAGACCGATGTGGTATCCGCGTCGCTGGAATCCTTCCAGAAAGCACGCGACAGCCAAAAGAACCCCTTAGCGCCCAAGTCTTAAGGGGCGATCCATTCCCTCACTTAGCTCCTAGAAGGAGAAGCAGTCCATCATGCGCACAACGTACACAGTTTCCAGTGTCAGCGCCGTCGTTGATTCCCGCAGTGTCGTGCTTGGCAGCGGTCGCCAGATCGACTGGTCGTTGGTTCCTGAATCGTATCGCACGACCGCCCAAACAATTACTGTCGGCGTGGGTGGTGCAGCGCAAGGCGCGACGACCGTACCCGTCGTGGCCCTGCCCGTCGCGCTGCCCAAGGGCTTGATCCTCCAGTTCGGCACGGATGAGTTCGTGAAGCTCTCGGCGGCAGCAGCGGAAGGCGCGACGAGCATCAGCGTTGAGGCGCTGATCAATGCGCTCGAAGCCGCGGACACCGCTGTCTATGGCGGCACCGGCAAGAAGGTACTGCCCCAGCATTGCGCCGTCGGCGACGAGCTGGGCAACGGCAAGCTCGCGCCCCGTGTCGCGACGACGAATCCGGCGATCGGCCTGCTGGCCACCAATGCCATCGAGGACGATCCGAGCGCTGGCATGAGCGGCTATGGCGTGGTCAAGGGTGGTGTTTTCTATGAAAACATGCTGCCGGATGCCACCGGCACGCCGAAGGAATTGCCCGCCGCGATCAAGACCGAGTTGCAGGCCTCCGGCACAGGCTATGCCTTCGAGCAGTTCGGCGACAGCCGCGCCGTCTAAACCTCACAATCACTCCTGATCATCAGCGAACCCTCACGGTATTTCGACTTTCCTCTACCTCTCACGAAGGACGATCATCACAATGGAATTCAATTTCTCGGAAGCGATCCGCACGTTAGGCGCGCTGGCCGCTTTCCTCATCGCGAACGGCGCACGTCCGGCAGCCAGCTATATCTATGCCTCCCTGCTGCCTGAACTCCTGAAGTTCGACTATCAGGCGAAGAGCGGCTCGATGACCGTCCGCGCGATCATGGCTGGTTTGGTGGGTCTAGACTCGCCATTTCCGCAGACGGGCTTTGCCGAGGTTTCGGACTTCAGCGCTGAGACGGCCAAGATGGCAAACACCGCTGAATTGTCCGAAGCTGCGCTACGCCACCTGCAGGATATGCTGATGCGCTTGCGGTTGATGCAGCAGCCGACCGTGGAAGCTATTCATCAGGAAGCGCTGAACTTCGCCGATAAAGTTATTGTGCAGGGCCACCTGGACACCATGGAGTACCTGCGCGGCCAGGCGCTCTGCACCGGCAAGATCGACTGGACCTTCAACGACAAGCGTCTCCTCGTCGATTACGGCATTCCCGCCGCGAACAAGCTCACCCCGCGCACCGGCAATGATGCCTACGGTGGCAGTGCCTCGAAGTTCTGGACCGACGTCCGTGGCCTCAAGCGGGCGCTTAAGGGCAACGTGCGTGCCTTCCTGGCCCATCCCGATCTCATCGACTCGGCCCGGTATAACTCGGCCAATAGCATGATCACGGTTTCGGAAGGTGACGGGTCGATCACGTTCCGCAAGGTGAATGCGCAGGGCAACTTCACCCAGGACGCTGGCGATACCATCACGCTGATCAGCTACGGCCTGGAAGGCGAGGTGGTCGATCCGAGCAATCCGAAGAAGACCATCAAGGTGCCGTTCCACGTCAAGAACCGGCTGGTCGCTGTCGCCAACAACACCGGCACCCGTTATGTCGTCGGCGCTGGCTCGACGCCGCCGCCGGAGAACGTCCTGGGCTACACCCACATTAGCCCCACCGTTGAGTCGGGTGGTCGCCAGGGTCGCTGGGCCGATGTCTTCGTGCCCCAGGATCGCCCGTGGACCATCGCTGCCCGTGGCGTCACAAACGGTCTGCCGGTGATCGAGGCAAACGACAAGATCGCCATCGCCCAGAGCGATATCGTCTAACGGCGAGGGATATATGGCTGTCACAGTACAACAACTCGTCGCACCTCGTGGTGAGCTTGAACCAGCACTCTTCCCAGCAGGCGATCTGATGGAGCGAGTATCCGTCTGCATCCTGGAAGGATATGAGAAAGCGGCTGACCTGACCGAAAACCAGGACGCTGCGGTGGCAGCCTACGTCCACTATCGCATCTATACCGCCGTGGCTCGACGACTCGCCGTCGAGCCAGAGCGCGCCGAGGTCGATGATCTGGCGCGCACCTACAACGTCAAGCAAGCCAGCACCTTCCAAGCGCTGGCTGATCGGTTCAAAGCTGAGTTCGACAGCTACATCCCGACAGCGGCAGCGCAGCCGACGAAGAGTCGTCCACGTGGCTCGGCCTCGATCGCAACCGAGGCGGTGTGGTGATGATCATCATCGATCCATCAACACAGCGAGGCTTGCAGGCCTTAAGCGATGCGAATCGACCGCAACAGGCGAACATCGCGCGCGATGTTCGCACACCAGACGGCTTGGGTGGATCAACCACCATACCAGCCACCACGGGTCCACATCCGTGCCGGATACGCTCATCGGATGGACGACCAGAAGAGAAGGTGATTGCCGAGCGTCACCAGGTCATCTCCATGTGGGTGATCACCTTTTCGATCGACACGGATGTGCAGTCGGGAGATGTGGTGACCGTCGGCACCACGGAATACCGGGTTCTTGAGCCATTCGATTCAAATGCCTATGACCCGCGCCTGCGCGTGGCCTGTGTGGAGCTTTAGCTTTCATGAGCATCAAGGTCAAAGTCATCAAAAACGACCTTCCCAAACTTGCAAAAGAGTTGCGACCTCGTGCTGGCCGCATTGTACGCAAGACCGCCTTCGACATCGCCGGTGGAGCCGAGGAGCGGTCGCGTGTGGACACGGGAGCCATGAAAAGTGGCTTCTATGTCGTCACGCATGGCGATAGCACCTATGACCAGGCGGCTGCCGAGGTGCGCGCGGCAAATCCCGATGCAGAGGTTCTGCCCTCGGTGGAGCGGCCCGACGACCTGCATGCGCTCGTCGCCGCTGCTGCTGCGCACACGATCCACAACGAATTAGGCACCGCCTCGATGCCTGCACAGCCGATGATGGTCCCCGCTGCGGAAGACGCGCAGCCCGGCTACGAGGCTGCAATGGCGAAGCTCCTGGAGGATTAGCCGTGAGCGCTGCACTCATCGCCGACGAGTGGATCACCACGCAGCTCAGTGCCGATCTGGTGCTGGCCGCGCTGGGTATTCATAGTGACCTGGCTCCGCAGGGCGAACAACCACCGTACGTCGTCTTTCAGTGCCTCAACGCTCCCCGTGACATGAATGGCCTGGGCGGCACGCGCATCAAGAGCGGGACGCTCTACGCCGTCAAGGTCATTGGAGCAGGCCAGAGCTACGCGGCGATCGAAGATGCGGCCAACCGGATCGACCAGCTCCTGCATAACACATCCGGTACGACGTCGCGTGGTCGCGTGCTGAGCTGCGTGCGCGAGCAGGAAATTCACTACCCCGAAGCAACGAACGGTCAACACTACAGGCACCTGGGCGGGATCTACCGCATCCAGGTGCAGGAGATATAAGCAATGGCTGATCGCGCATCAGTAAATGAGATCGCCCAGGTCGGCGTTGAGGTTACAGCGGGGACTGCTGTGGCCGCGACGCGCCGCCTCGGCGCTCTCAGCATCACGCCCACAACTGAGCTGGATGTGAAGGTCTATAAGCCGAAAGGTAAGAAATTCGGCACCGTCGCCAGCGTCAACAAAGAATGGACGACGGCGAAAGTCGACGGCCAGGCCACCTTCAATGAGATCGTCTATCCCTATATGTCGATCATCAAGAAGGTCGTGCCAACTACACCTGTCGGCGCAACGAACGCGCGGCTCTACACGCTGAGTCCTGACTCCAGTGGCCCGGACATCCCGCAGACCTACTCCGTGGAAACGGGATCGAGCGGGGCCGGGAATGCTCAGAAGTTCGATTACGGCCTGTTCGTTGAGTTCGGTCTGGAATGGTCACGCAAGAATGGCGTCAGCGTCAGCGGGGCCATGATCGGACGGCGTACCACCTACGGCGCAACGCTAAGTGGAGGTGCCTCGGAGCTGGATCTTATCCCGATCGAGCCGACGGACATCAACGTCTACACGGCCTCCTCACACGCAGGCCTAGACGCTGCGAGCGCGCTCGATCGGGCACTGTCCGCATCCTGGAAGCTGGGCAGCCGGTTCGGTCCAATCTGGACGCTCAAGCGCACGAACAATAGCTGGGCAGCGCATATTGAGCTTGATCCGAGTGGCGAAGTCACCTTTATGGTGGGCGCAGACTCGGCAGGCCTGGCCTATCTCACCACTCTGCGCGAAGGCGATACGCTGTTTATGCGGGTGGAGGCCATTGGCCCGGAGATCGAGACTGGCTTTAACTACGAGTTCGTCAAAGACATGGCGCTCAAGCTCACCAAGATCTCGCCCCTCAGCGACGATGAGGGCTTGGTTGCTGTCACCTACACGGCTGAGCTGGCGCATGATCCCACCTGGGGCAAAGCCACCGAGATCGTTATCCAGACGGATCTGGCAAGTCTCTAATCGAAGCTGTCGCGCGGGTGCCACCAAGTGGCACCCCTACTCCCTGGACACATCATGGCACTCAGAAACTCTACCCTGGTCGAATCAACGCGCACGTTCGACATGCCCTTTAATGGCGAAACCGTCCAGATTACCTATCGTCTGGGCGCATTCAACACGGATTTCTCTACCTGGTTCGCAGCGAACCAATTCCAGCCCGAATCGCTGCTGGAGGCAATCGAGCGCGTCGTGGTCCATTGGGATGTGCTCGACGACAAGGATCAGCCGATCCCCCCAACCGCAGCAGCGATCCGGGAGCACCGCATTCCAACGCCCTTCCTCCGCTGCGTGTACACAGCGGTCCAGGAGGACAGCCAGCCGGGAAAACTGAGCGCGTCGACCTCCAACGCTGGCTCGGCACGAAGCAAGAGGTAGGCGCGTGCCCACAGTGGTATCCGTGGCTCAAAGAACTTCAACGCGCCGCGAGATACCTCAATGTCTCCATCTTCGAGCTGTATGACCGCGTACACGAGCGCGGCGAGTCCTGCTGGCTGTCCTGGGCACTCGTTGCTGAGCGTGCCGAATATGAGGCTCAGGCGATGATCCGTGGCGCTCCCACTCCTGAAAAGAAGACCTAAATGGCCGTTCGAGCTTCCCAACTAGTCGTCGAGGTCGGTGCGGATACCGACAAGGCCGAGCGTGGCCTGAAGGCGACGGATAACTTAATCACACGCCTGGGTAGCAATGCCGCGAAGGTGGGCAAGGGGTTCGTGGACCATTTCACGATCCCGCTCACCGACGTGGCAAGCACGGTTCTGAATGCCGGTGGCGCGGCGATCGGCGTTGCGACCGATTACCAGGATGCCATGAATCTTTTCGAGGCATCATCGAGCGCAACCGAAGCGCAGATGGCTGCGTTCTCGAAGACGGCCAAGGCGCTGGGTTCGGATCTGACGCTACCAGGCACGTCGGCGGGTGACGCTGGCCTGGCGATGCTGGAGTTGAACAAAGCCGGCCTCACCATTGACGAGACATTCGCTGCTGCAAAAGGCACGCTCCAGCTTTCCGCAGCGGCTAACATCGACAATGCCAAAGCCGCTGAAATCAACGCCAACGCGCTCAACTCCTTTGCGCTGAGCGGCGATCGCGCGACGATGGTGGCCGACCTGCTGGCCGCTGGCGCAAATGCCTCGTCGATGGAAATCACCGACATGGCGGACGGCCTCTCGATGGCCTCCGCCGTCTTCGCTCAGATGCAGGGCCCAGCGGTTGGTGCTGAGAACGCACTGATTGACCTCTCCACGGCGATGGCCGTGATGGCAAACGCCGGTGTGAAAGGCAGCGACTCGGGCACGAGCCTGAAGCAAATGTTGCTCATGCTTGCGGGACCGTCCGACAAAGCCAAGGGTCTCATGAAGGAACTGGCCGAAAACATCGGCGTGTCGGGCGATATTGCCTACGATGCCAATGGCAAGATGCGGCCATTCCAGGAAATTATCGAACTGACGGCGAAGGCCACCGCCGACATGACCGAGGAGCAGCGCAACGCCGCGATCGTGCAACTCTTTGGCGCGGATGCCAGCCGGGCGGCGATGATCATGATGCGCTCCGTCGGCGACCAGGCCAAGGAAACCGGCAAAGATTTCGAGAGCATGCGGGCGGCTGTCACCAAGCAAGGTGCCGCTGGCGACGTTGCAGCAGCCCGGATGAAAGGACTCTCCGGCGCGGTGCAAGGCTTAGGTTCGACGCTCGAAACTGCCGCACTCGTCGGGATCGAGCCGTTCTTGCCACTCCTGGAGTCGGTTATCTCTGGGACTGCTGCCTGGGTGGGTGAACTGGTCGAAGGACTGGGACCAGCCGCAGCGGACACAGCAGCAGTGCTGGAGACGATCATCGGCTTTTTACAGACCGATGGTGTGCCGATCCTCTACGGCCTGGCGACGGCCACCGCAGCGTATGCCACCGTCGCGACAACCCACGCGCTGCCGGTTATTGGTCAGCTCATCGCGGCTCACGCAGCCCAGGCACTGGCAACGGCGGCTGCGGTTGCACCTTACGCGCTCATGGCCGCTGCCATCTACGGCGTAGTCAAAGCCTGGCAGGGCTTCGATGAGAAGGTCAAGACCGCAGCCCAGGGCGTACTGGAAAGCAAACAATGGTGGACCGATAGCGCCGCTGCGCTCGATACCTATGGCGCGTCCTCGGATGCCGTCAAAGAGAAATTCAAGGCACAGGCCGACAGCCTCCAGGCGCTGCGCGAACAGCAGCAGCAGGAGCTGGAGAGCTTAGGCCGACGTATGACCGCTGGCATGGTGAGCCAGGCGCAATACGAGCAGGAAATGGCAACGCTCAACAATCGAGCAGCAGCCATTCGTGGATCGACCGACGCGCTGAGCAACATGCTGGCGCTGGAGATGCAGCGCCAGGCACAGGCCGAAGGGCTTATCAGCGGCGTCCAGGCCAGCACCGCTGCGCACGCCGAGCAGGCCGAGATGGTGGCACTCAGTGCCAAAGAGATGGAAAAACTTATCAAGACGCTCCAGGAGGTGCGCGACGAGTCGATCAAGGCGTTCGCCGACATCACCGGCAGCGATGTGGAGTTCTTGACAGGCCTGGAAACGCGCCGGGCAACTCACGAAGAGACGATGCTCGGACTCATCAAGGAGAAGGCCGCAGCCAAGACCGCAGCCGAGCGGCAGGCGATCGACGAGAAGATCGCTGAGCAGCAGCGCGGCTTTGCCACTGAGGAGCAAAACGCAGCGCTGGCCTACGCCCAGCAGCAGGCTGCGCAGCTCCAGCATCTCGGTCAGCAGCTCATCACCTATGTGCAGGCGCAGGCGGAGATGGGCCGGATCTCGGGCGAGAAAGCTGGCGAACTGACCGAGGCGATCCAGCGCGAGTATGGTATTCAACGGAGTATTTTCGAGCAAACCTACGACAGCGCGATCGCCAAGATTGACGCCTGGGCCACCAGCACCGATACCAACGTCAACCATGTCATCGATAGCCTGACGGATCTGCGCTTCGACACAGTTGAGACGCAGCGGCGCATGGATGAGCTGGCAAAAGAGTACACGGCCACGCTCGTCCAAAACTTTCGCGACGGCAAGATTGACGCCGAGCAGTACGCGCTGGCACTCGCGAAAGTGCCGACAGTTGTGCGGACACGGTTGGAGATCGAAGAAAGCATCCAGGCCAGCCGCGACCGCTACGTCGACCGGAAGATGGACGAGATCGACGGCAAGCGCGCTCGCGGTGGTCCTGTGGGTGCCGGGAAAGCCTACCTGGTCGGCGAAGAAGGGGAGGAAATTTTTGTGCCCGATGAGCCGGGCACGATCATCCCGAATGGACAGACGCGTAATCTCCTGGACGGGAGCGGCGGGGGCGGCATGGTGGCCTATATCAACGTCGACGCACGTGGCTCAAACGACGAGCGCGCTACTGAGGAGGCGGGGTATCGCGGCGCGAAGCGGGCGATCGATGAGATGCTTGGCAAAACAGATGTCAATAAACGAATGGTGTGGCAAAAATGACAATGGTGCTAGAGCTGTATAACGGCAGCGAGACGATCGACTTAATCGACGATACCAACTACCTCACCGAGAGCTACACGCCAAATATTCCGCCGCTCGGGAGCCAGGATCGGTACGAGGATGCGATCGAGCGGATCGGCCTCGTCATCCGGGGCGCGACCGTGGCCCAGGCCGTTGCCAACAAGACCAAGCTCTGGCAGTTTCTCGACCAGGCGACACGCTGGGCAGATGGAGAGCGGGGCGTCGCGCCGGTGGTGTTTCGCGTGCGCGTCCAGGGGAGCGCGCTGGCGCAGTCGCTCCAGACAATCTGCCTGGGCTGGGCCGACAAACAAGGGTTTCAGCTACCCTCGTCGCTGCTCTCGGATGCTGGCCGCTACATCATCCCGAACGTCTCGATCGCATTCCGTCGAACTGGCTGGCTGCTCGATAGTGAGGTATCGAGCTTGTCTGCTAATCTCCTGCTCGACAGCGACTTTCGCCATGGCTACTGGACCTTTTCAACGGGTGCAGGTAGTGTCACTGTGCAGGAGTTAACAGCCACGCCGGACGGAATTGCGCCGCCCAGCGGCTTGGGCGTGAAGTATTTCCAAAACTTCACAGGCGTTTACGGCGACAACTACCGCGAGAGCGATCAAACTGTTGCCGTTACGGCAGGCGAGCAACTCACCTTCTCCTTTGATTTTGCGGTGGCTGGTGGCGCGACTGGTTCCAGCAGCTATCTCAAATTCACGGGGCCATCCAGCTTTGTGCAATACGTCCTGATCCCATTTGGCACCCTGAGTAACCTCTGGCAACGCCGATCGCTGACCGTAACCGTGCCCGTCGGCGCGACGGCGGTTGGTGTTCGGTGGGGCGTGCAGTCGACGGCGGGCTGGTGGCTGTCCATCGGTGCCATGCAACTGGAGCGCGCTGCGGTGGCCAGCGCCTGGAATGCCTCGCATATCGGCGATAACACGGCGATCCTGACGGCCACGTTTGCGCAGAGCATTTCCACGCGATCGCCAGCCTCGATTGCATTGGCTGGCTTCGGCCAGGTGGCTACCCCGACCATCGCCGCAAGCTGGCTCGTCACGACCGACAGCCCAACCAACATCAGGATCGTCGACTGGCCGGGCAGCATCGGCCAGGTGAGCGCTCCCTTTAGCGTTGTTGCAGACAGTGCGAACCGCGCGCTCGGCAGCGCGGTGCAGCGCTACACACCGACTGGTACAAGTAAAGTGAGCGCTGGAGCAGGATCACTCCCAACAACGATGATCGGCGAGCTGGCCGTGCTGATTCTGGCGCGCAATAACTCCAGCACGACATCCTTTATTCTCTCCATGAAACTTAAGGGCAGCGGCATTACGCAGGAAACGGAGATCGGTGTGGTCGGGCCGTACACATCGAGCGCCGCGCCGAAAGTTGTTCCACTGCCGGGCCTGGTCAATGACTACGGCCATGAATCCTTCGAGTTGTTTGTCCAGGCGACGGCCGCATCCGGGTCGCTCGACATCGACCGGATTATTTTCGTGCGGATCACGCCAGCGACGACCGTGCTTCAGCTCGACGCGATCGATGTAGCGAATGGCCTCGCAACCAGCGCGTCTGCCAAGCTGGAGATCCAGAGCCGCGCACTTACCCACTTGCGACCGTTCCCAGGCGCAGTGAATACCACCAACAGCGCCGATGTGGCAGTTGCTACCGCGCACGGCAACACGCTCCTTCTCAGCACCGGCAATCAGATCGCGGTGCTCTGGCTTGCGCCGTACAGCAGCTTCTGGCCGCATGTGGACGACGGCACCAGTGGCGATCCGACGACCCGTCTGACCCTGACCGCGAAGCGCCACCCGGCCTATCTCACGCCTCAATAGGAAGCTGCTATGAGCCTTTCACTCGGTATTTACGATCAACCAGGCGGCCAGCAGCTCGACGATTGGACCGAGCGGGCGCATGGCGCTGTGCTCAGAACCAATGAGCACGGCTTTCTAAGCGCCACGTGGGGCGTGCCGATGGGATTTCGCGAGGCGGCGCGCTGGTATGGTCGCTCAAACCTCCACGTCGAGTGGACCGATCGGGCAGGGCGTCGCGCGTGGGAGGGACGCTGGGAAGATCCCAGCGTTGTGCGTGCAGGCCTGACCCTGACCGCGCTCGGCTACTGGAGCGCGCTCGCCGACAAGCTCCACACGGGCCTGTGGAGTGTCAACGATTTTAGCTCCTGGAAGATTGCCGACAGGAATCTTGGCTCGAAGTACGCGCCAGATCGGTATGAGCTGCGCCAGGATGTAACGCTCTACATGGGCTGGAAGAAAAACGAAACCTTTACCGAAGACAAGCGCGGCGGATTCGTCCTCCACCCGCCGCATCGAGCGGCTAAGCGCGTGACCAATCTCCAGATCCGGTACAGTGCGAACCTCCCCGCCGGTGCGCGCATCCAGATCAGCTCATTTGCCTATGACTCCATCACCGGCAACCCAAGCGTCATCAGCTCAGTATGGAGCGATTATTTCTCGGTGGCCGGAACGCGCACAAACAATATTGCAAATATCTCGCTTCCTGGTAGTGGGCTGGGTGTGGTCGTCGAAGTCTTCTACGATAATGGGACACTCAGCACGACAAGCATTGACTCAGGAACCTACTACGTCGAGTTTAGTACAGCGCGGGCGCTGGGAAGTGGGACAACCTCCTGCTACGCCGATCAGATTGTCAGTTACTTGCTCCAGCTCGCGCCGCAGCTCAATCAGTCCACCGCGCTCATCCAGTCACCACTGCTTGATCTGTATGACGAGGTGTACCAGGAGCAACCACCGGCGGCGATCCTCGCGAAGCTGGCACGCATCGGCGACACCTCAAACCAGCGCTGGGAGGCAGCGGTCTGGGAGGGCAGGCTGCTTCAGTTTCAGGTTCAGGGCAGCCGCGCCCGTACCTGGCACCTGGAGCTGGCTGATACCCTGGAGGTGCAGCGCGCGTTGACCGAGCTACGCAATGAGGTCTACACGCTGCAGCAGGCCATGAATGGCCGCGCGTTACGGACGCTCAGCACCACCGATCTCATTAGCCAGGCGCGCTATCGCCTGACCCGCCAGGCCGCTGTCCGAGCACAGACGACAGATACCAACTCCACAGGACAAGCCAACACGCAGCGGGATGCCTATCTCGCCGATCATAAGGAGATCCGGCCTCGGGCCAACTTGCCGATCGCGCGAGTGCGCGACCAATGGGGCAATCTCTATCCGCCATATGTGGTGCGTGGGAACGACCTGGTTGTTATCCCTGAACTGAGTCCGCTCCTCGGCGAGTCGTTTGCCCAGGTCCGTAAGTTTCGCGTTTTGAACACCGAGTACCACGTCGACACCAATCACCTGGCCGTCCGGCCCGAGGTACCTATGCCAGCGCTGGACGTGCTGCTCACACGACAGGAAGAAGGTTACTAAATGGCAAAACCTACCGTACGCACGCAGCGCATTGTCACGCTGCCGGAGATCTCCCACAATGGCACGGTCGACACGCTCACGCTCGTCGAATTAGGGGATGGAAAAGTTGAAGTGCTCATCGGCGAGACGCAACTTTTCATCTGCCTGCGCGTAGATCTGGTTGCCGCGCTCGATCTCCTGAAGTAGTCGTCATTGAATCGATTCTGGCTGGTATACTACGTTCACCCCTCGCGCTTCCTTGGAGGACCCATGCGCCCACTCATCTTACTTGGGCTGGTCATCCTGATCAGCCTGTCGTCTACCACCGTCGCCGCGCCCAGGCCGAGCACGACAGCAGCCTATACCACGTATCTTCCGACCATTCGCTCACCGAAGATCAGCACACATCATGTGTACGTGACCGGCAGCAACGGCACGACGACCGCGAACGGCACCTATCGGGTTATTGGCGAAGTGGTGAACACCCTGCCGCATCATGTGTACGGCGTGACCGTTTCGGGCACGTTCTACGGCCATGATGGAATGGGGACCGCATCCCAGATCGGGACGGTTGAGGCGAACGCCGCGCTGCCACAGACCGACGCTGGGAAGACCAACAGCTTCCAACTTGATTTCACCCCGCCAACCAACGTCAGCTCCTACGTCCTCGATGTGGCCTACGAAACCGAAACGCCTGTCGAGTACATCTGGGTGGCAACGATGATTAAGGATTACAAGCAAACGCCCGGTACCGACGAATGGACGTTTTGGCTGCGCGTGGAGAATCATCACCAGACCCAGGCGATTACCGACATTCATCTGGTCGTCAATCTCCAGCATATGGCTGTGGTGCAGCTCGTCGATACCCCGGATCTCACCGGCGTGACCGTGCCACCCCGATCGACGTACACCTTCACCTATCAGTACACCGGCCAGTGGAATGCCATCGGCACGAGTACACAAGCGGTCGTCGTGCCCTGAGCGTGGCTCATAATAGTTTCTCAGGCAGCAACGGTATCCATCAGGTAGAAACACATGACAACACCACGAAGTGTCTGGGACACGGTCTACCACCTCACGACCGCCCCCTGGGCTAACGGAACAATCACTATTCAGCTAGAAGACGGCTCGATCAGCACTGAGGGTTTCTTTCCGCCCGATGGCCTCGACGTGCCGATTGCATCGGATGGCACCTTCGAGACGGAGTTGTGGCCGAACACGGAGGGCTTGGAGGGTACCAGGTACCGCTGTATCCTACCGGGTCACCGATCCTATAAGTTTTCAGTTCCACCTGGTGGTCGCGTCCGCCTGACCGATCTCATCATCGCCGGACACCCAGGCACACCAGTCGAACAGGATCTACTCATCAGCCTGGTTGATGCACACAACGAAGATCCCGAGGCACATCCTGACATTCGCGCGGCAATCGAGGCGCTGAGCGGTGGCGCAGATATCGCCACGCACAACGCCGACGAGACAGCACACCCGTCGATTCTGACCCTGATCGAGTCGCTTCAGACCGAGCTGGCAACGCTCACGGCGCGTGTGGACCTGCTGGAGAACCCGCCTGAGCCGCCGCTCAGCTATGCGCTCCGCGATCTGTTTACCACTGACGCCACGCCGCTGATGACCGGCGTTGCCGAGCCTGGCCCCGGCCAGCGCGTCGTCACGGATACGCGCGGCGTGCTGCGCACCGTCGATGGCGCGCTGCGCTATCAAGGCATTGGCGGCACCGGCGTGCTAACGACCTACCCGTACGGCAACGTCGGCATGCGCTGGGCCGGTCAGGAGCGTCAGGCTGGCCGCGCGCTCGTCGGCCTGGTAACGCTGTCCGATCGGCATGACCGCATCACCTTTGGCTGGAGCGCAAGCGCCGGAGCTGCGGATAAGCGCGCCGAGGGCTACCACTGGTCGCACGAGGACGGTGGGCTCTACGCCAGCAGGCCGGGCATGCGGCAAATCATCGATGTGACGATGAGCCAGATCGGCCCCGACCAATACCTGATCGTCGCGTTGCTCCACAGCTCCGGCGCGACCGTGCTGCTCTCCAGCGCAGGCTCGAAGACCGGCCACGGCGTCACCGATCCGCGCGGCGTGCCGCAGTACCCGGACGCGCTGGTGCTCGACGTGTCGCGCAGCGGCAACGACGCAACGCTCTACCCCAACATCCAGTTTTCCGACGAGATGAGCTACCCGCTCGGCCACGTCATCCAGGATGTGCGTGTCGTCGATTTAGAGGACGCGTGGACCAACGACTATGGCCTGGCGCAGAGCTATGACCTGTTTAGTGGCTCCGGCGCGCTCCAGGTCCCGTGGACCGTGCGCGCGGGCACATGGAGCCAGAGCGGCGGCGCGCTGACGCTGACCGGCAACGCTGGATTCAATCGCGTTTCGCGCCCCGGCCTTGCCGACGGACGCTTTGTCTTCACGGTGGAGATTCCATCGTCGGGCCTGCCGTTCTTTGGCTGCATGATCCGCGAGGTGGATGCCAACAATTATCTGCGCCTGTTCAATGACGGCACGAACACCATCAAGCTCCATGCGTTCATCGGCGGCAACCTCGTCGGCCAGATCCTGGGCGGGGCCTATACCTGGGAGCTGGGCGAGACCTACGAGATCACCGTGCTGACCCAGGGGAATAAATACCAGATCTTCATCAACGGCGAACGCTTCACCGGCGGCGGTTGGGTGACGGACGTGAACAACTGGTGTGTCAACGGCACCGGCTACGGCCCATATGTGCTGGACAACGGCCACCAGGCGAACTATCACGATGTGGCGTGCTATCCGCACGTGATCACGCTGCCCGATGCCATTGGAGAGGGTGCGACGCCGGTGATTCGGACGGCTGGCGCAACGCTCTACCAGACCGATTTCACAGCAGCCGACGGTACATCGCTCGCCGATCTGGGTTGGACGCTCGGCAGCGGCACGACGGCGACCGTGCAGAGCAACCGGGCGCAGCTCAGCGGCAGCGGCCAGCTCCTGGCCGTCCGCGACGTGGGCCAGCGCAACGTCGAGATTAACATGCGCGTGATCTGTCCGCCGGTCGTCGCGGGCTATATCTTCGCCGGGCCGATCCTGTGGTACACCGATGCAAACAACTGGTGTGCTGTGCGTATGGCACAGGACATCGTTGGGCAGCCGCTCAACCCGGAGATCGAGGTCATGCGGAGGATCAACGGCTCGGAAGTGGTGGTTGGTAAATTCCAGTCAGCCATCCCGGAGTACACCGCCAACAGTGCGCACGACCTGCGCGTGCAGGTTGGCCCGGACCCGAACGCGCCGGAGACGGATCTCCTCCAGGTCTGGTGGAATAACGATCTGGTCATCACGCGCCGCATATCCGCCGAGCTTCCACGCTCGACGACGTTTGGCATCCATCGACCGAGCGTTGACGATGGCTGCGTGGTCGACTCGTGGTCGGTTGCCGCGCTGACTGCTGGCTAGGTCAGCCAAGAATCAACAAACGCCGCGATCGAGATGATCGCGGCGTTTGTGTTGCTACCAGGTAGCCAGTTAGGCGGCTTGGGCAACCCCAGCGAGTGACCCGTGTGACGTTTCGGGTGGGCTGTCCAGCCTTTTGATAATCGCGTCATAGGCAGCACTCGCCTGCTTATACTTGTCGGTGCCGCCTGGCCGCGCGTCCCACACCTGCTCAATGATCGCCGTCTTGCCCTTGCCCTCATTGCGCAGTTTTTTCACGAGCGCGATCGTTTCAGGAGTGACCAGTTCCGGCTGCTTTTGGGCCTCCTGGGCCGCTGCGCTGAAACCGTTGAAACTCGTTTCAGGCTTTTCAGATGCGATGAAACGTGTTTCAAAGATTTCACGGATTTCAGGCTGTTTCACCGCATCCGGCAGCGAGTCGATCCACTGCAAGCGCTCGGCATTCGACATCGAGACGGTGCGAATGGTGATCGCATGTGTGCCGGAAATCGCCGTAAACACACCTTTTGCTGGAGGAAGCTGCGACGGTGGGATCGCGCCGGCTTTGATGATCTCGTCGGTGGTTAGGCCCGTGTTTGGCCGGTCTTGGGTGCCGCTCGTCATGGGCCCGACGATCATCGTCTTAATCTGTTCCCGCCAGTGGGTGCCATAGGTGCCGAAGTTCTGGGTGTCGACGATCGTCCGAATGCCATAGCCAGCCGCTCGACCAAGCAGATCATTCAGCCACAAGTCGAGCTTATTCGGCGTCATCACCAGACGCATCACGGCCAGCTCGGAGACATACACCACAAAGAGCGGCAGATCGTCGCCGGGATAGTCAGTCCAGTCCGTGACCCGCGCAGCCTTCAGCTTCTCAGCTCGGCGCTCGATCTCAGCGTTGATCGCCTCAATCGCTGCCGGAATCTGGTCAGCCTTCTGCACGAGTCGCCAGGTGTGGGCCTTGCCCGCAAGATCCGCGAAGTCTACTTCTTTTAGGTCAAACAGGCACCACTGGAGCTGCTTGGGCGTCAGCTCGTCGGCCAGTGAGCGCAGGATCTGGAACACCAGACGACTCTTGCCGTGGCGCGTCGGCCCAGCGATCCCGAGCGTGTAGTTTTCGGTGTACAGGTCGGTGTAGGTCAGCGCTGGCTTACCCTGATACGTATTCCAGCCAAACGGGATTAGCGCCTTGGTGGTACGGCCACGTGCGCGCTCACGCTGACGCATATGGCTGATGGTCAATGCGAGACTGGGCGGCTGCTCCAGTGCATCGCCAGCACCAGAAACCGTGGCAAGTGACACATGCGAGAGATCGGCCATTGGTCGAGGCTGTTCGACTGCCTTCGGTTGTGGTGCAGGCTGCATAGCACGCCATGCTTGAAACGCTTGCCAATCTCCCCACAACGCCAGCGCCCGGCGCGGCAGTTTCACGAGGTACACCAAGCCTACCAGTAGCATGACGCCGATCAGCGCAGTCACGAGCCACAGTTCGTTCATGCTGCACTCCCTACCTTCACGCCGATCTTCCAGGTCTGACAAAACTCAGCCCAGACCCAGCGCAAACCCTTCTCCGGCCCGAGCGCGAAGATTAAGCCGAAGACAATACCCACGACGATCAACGGCTCACGTGCTGTCGGTAGCTCAAAGCCTCCAAAGAGTGGAATGGTGGCACCCGCAAGACCAAGTAAGATCAGCCCGGTGCATGTGGTGCCAACGTCAAAGAGGAGCGTACCAACAAACGCCACATGTCGCCACGCACGCTGACGACGCGGCCAGAACGCCACCTCGATCGCCGTGATCGCCACGGGAATGCACCAGCGCCAGATTCCGAGGGCCGCAACATTCAGCCCGAGCGACGCGAGAAACGTCAGACGGTCAAAAAACTGAATGGTAAAGAACGCGCCGAGATACCAGGCGAAGGCAATGATGCCCACGACCGCAAGCAAGGCGATAGTGGTGATCACTTGCTCGATGAATTGGCTCAGCCAAGTAGGAAGGGTGATGCGCTTTTGCCGCTTTCGAGGCGTGCGCTCGGTCGGTACTGGCCGCGTGATCGTTTCTGGTGTCACAGGTGGGGAGAGGACTGGGACAGACGCCGCCGCCGATCCATCGACGACCAACACGTCTTCAAAGCGAGGATTTTGCATGATGCTGTCCTTCCATCATGTGTGCTATGCTTTTGCTGGTAGGTCGACTGTCCTGGCCTGGCTGCTCCAACAGCCGGGCCGCGACCTACCATACGACTGCTTGCAGTATAGCAGAGCCGTCAATACAGTGACCCGAGTTTTATGTCTCCACCGAGTTTCTGCGACAGCTCCGCTTCATACCGATCTGCCTCGCGCTCCATGGCATCCGCGAGTTCGGTCAGATACTCCTCACTGGTAATGATTCCCTTGCGCACCAGCAGATCGACGAGTGCCCCATGTTCGACTTTGCCGGTGTTAACGCCGACCCGTAGGTGTTTGGGAGATCCATTACTCGGATCGAGTTGCTGAATCATTGCCACACCGGCCTGAACTCGGTGCGCGTGGTGCATCTAGCGCTGCTGCGCCTGCTCGGCAGTTTCCTGTCGTGGTGGTACATCGCGTCCTTTGGTCATAGGTGTATCCTTTCTGCGATACAGCTCAAGCCCGCTTTGCGTCCTTCTGCCAAACCTTCCCGCATTGCTGCGCCAGGATGGCCGTTTCGCCGTCTTTTTGAAACCACTGATAATTGTTCTGGTACGCACCACGCGCCATATCCAGCGCCATGGTGAGCGTGCGGCGATACGGGCCGGTGATCTCATGCTGGTCCTTCAGGTGAGCCGACATGACCTTTGGATCATCGGTCTCAAAGCCGACATACCCGTCCTTATCCTCTGGACAGAGTAAACATCCAAAAAACCTGATACTCGACAAGCGCCATATGTTCTCCTGTCTATCAACCTACCGCACCCGACAAACCATGACGGGCGGCAGATACACCCGCCGCCCCAACTCCCGCACGATTGCCGCACGGGCCAACAAAATAGACACTACCACAGCAAAAACCTCGTATAGCGCCGCCAGCGACGACGGCCAATCCGGTCGCCAATCCAGTACAACAACTCACGCATCGCTACGACCTCCTTTCACCGACTCGTAGTCGCGCAGCAGGTCATCCGGATCGGTCCCGCTATGCCACACCATGGCCGCGCGGAGCAGTGCCATCTGTGACTCCAGGAGCGCGACCCGTGACTCCAGGAGCGCGCGGTAGCGGTCAACGTTTTGGATGATCACCAGGAGACGCTGGATTGTCTCCCAGCCATTCTGGTTGATGTTTTGGAGCATGACGACTCGTTCGCGGTACTGTCGGGCGAGTTGTTCCCAGTCCATGGGGGGTGCCTCCTCTCAACTTCAGCTCAGCACCTCGGCGAGCCGAATAACCGCCAGGTCATACCAATCGAGCGTCCTGGTGTCGAGGCCGAGCTGCGCCAGGCGGCAACGGCCTACTGCGGCATAGGCGAGAAAGGTATTCACGCTGTTGACTCCTGGGGCTGCTCAGCCTCGACGAGCTGCGGCACAACGACCACCTCCGAGCGATACACCTTTGCGGCCATCGCGTCGATCAGCGTCTCGCGCAGCAGCGCCTCGTCTGCCGCCTGGAAGCGCCGCCCCTTCTCCTCTGGCTCGATGTAGCCCGTACCGATGAGTCGATCCAGATAGTTCGGACCGGCGATGAACGTCAGGAGCCGCAGCACATCAACCGGCACGGCGTCGAGACTCGTCCCGACGAGCTGCACAACCCGCTCACGCACCGCTGCGCGCTCGGCAGCAATCTCGGCCTCGCGTGCATCGTTACACGGCAGGCAGTAGGTGCCAGAACTGCGGTAGCGCCACTGGCTGACCATCTTGTTGCACCGGCAGCACTTTTGCTTCGAGGGCTTGTACTCCGGTTCCTTCGGCTTTTCCGGCGAAAGTTTCCCCGCCTCGATCTCCTCGATAGTCGCGACCGCCTTCGCCCAGCTATGGCAGGACTCCCGGCGACCCTTCGGAGAGACGGCAACAAAGTAATCATTGTTCTGGTGCTCGACCGTCCAACCTGCCGCCTGATACCGCGCTTGCAGCGCTGTCCAGGCCTGCTCCATCTCAGCGGCTAGCTCGACCAGTTCCGCCGGTGCGAGATAGCACACGCTCTGAGTCGTCCATTCTTCATTGATTTTGATCCAGGGATCGTAGTCATTCCCGCTGACGATGTTGTAGCGTAGCTTGATGGCCGTCCGCTGTTCGCTGGTTAACTGGACTGCCTGGACTGCCTGACCAGCGGGCCGTCGCTGCTCCTGGACAGCCGCCAACATCTCGCCGCCGGTCCAAGTTTGTGGCCGCTCCCCGGCAGACCAAACGAGCTGGCCCTCGACCTTCCAGCCGAGCGCTTCAAGATCCTTTTTGACGCGCTTGCGCACCTCGGCCTCGGTCATCTCGCGCGCTCGCGCTTCGGTGATCGTCTGACCGTACCCGATTTTTTGCTGGATCTCCTTCAGCGCTTTCTGCTGGCTCTTGTGGTCGCCCGGCGCAGCCTGTGCAATCGCCCGCGCCTGGCTGAGCGTGAGCTTGCCCTCGGCCAGCGCCTGCTGCACCTCCGGCGCGGACCTGGCGAGTGCCCGGCGCTGCTGAATGTACGACCTATTTTTACCCAGGCGCTTCGCCAGCTCGTTTTCGCTGATGCCCAGCTCGACGATCAAGCGCTCATAGGCATAGCCCTCGTCGATGTCCGACAACTGCTCTCTCTGCAAATTGTCAATGATCGCGATCTCCTGGCACTGGCGCGGCGTGTACTCTTTCACTTCGACCGGCACAGTTTCAAGGCCAAGCATGGTGGCCGCGCGCAGCCGCCGCTCACCGGCGATCAGCTCATACTCACAGCGCTCGTTGTAGATCACTTGGAGCGGATTCAGGATGCCATGCTCACGGATCGACTCGGCCAGTTCCGCCAGGCTCGACTCGTCGAAGGTGCGGCGCGGCTGCCAGCGGCTGGGCACGATCTCATCGATGCGTACAGTCTGCTTTGCGTCCATCTCCAGCGGGCGCATGTAGCCGATCTTCTCAGCCTGCTGCTTGCGTGCAGTTTCGATCGCCGTATCAACTCCGGCATAGAGGACCGTCCAGGGAATACCGAGCGAACGATTCTCAATTTTCCAGGCCTCCACCGTCGAGTCATCGCGATGCTCACGACCTGCCTTCTCGATCGTCCATCCGGCCAGGCGCAGTTCATCGGGCAGGACCGGGCTGCTACTCGGTGGCATGCTGTTCGTCGCGGCCATCTTCGCCGTTGTCTGGCTCATGCCAGCGACCTTCGGGTCTGCTGCGGCTGCCTCCAGGTTATGCGCGGCCTGGATCGCGTCGGCCTTGGCCGGAAAAGCGATCGTATGCGCGCCGTCGGCGATGCGACGAGCCAGGTAGCCCGCACGTCCGCTTTTCAGTTCCCAGCCGTCGGGCAGTTGGAGCGTTTGCATTTGGGTCATATGGTCCTCCAAAATTACAACAATGCTGCTTGCACGACGCTGAGTTGCGGCTCGTCGCTGAGAAGCGCCGCCCAACGCTGCCACTCTGGACAGAGCGTCCAATTCGTACCGCCCTGGGCGGTCTGGTTCGTGGCGTAGGTGCGCGCCCCATCGAGATCGCCACGGGCAATCAAGCTGCCGAGATGCGCCCGTTGGTGTGGCGACGGCGGTGTTGCGCGGCCTAGCCGCTCGGTCCACGTCAGCACGATCGGCGCATCTACGCCGCGACGGCGCTCATCGAGCCAGGCAATCTGGTCAGGGGCGCTCTCTGTGGCGTGTGCTGGAATGTCAAAATCGCGACGAATAACCGCGACCTCGTTGTCCGATGGCAGCGTATCAACGCGCCACAGCGCCAGCGTCCACTCGCCGCCCTGGTGGCTGAGCAGCAAACAAAGTCCATTGCGCAGGCCTCGGTATGCCGTGCCCTCGACCTCGGCTTTGGCGCGCATCTGCTGCGCGATCGTGGTCAGGCTCATGTCGCACCACCCTGATACTGACTCGTGAGCTGCGCCAGCCGCTGCGCGTCCGCATACTCCCGGCCCACCTTGCCACAGGCCCGGTCGCACCAGACGTTATGCTGCGATACCGGATTGCCACGCTTGCCGATCCCCGTCGCGAGCTGCTCACGAGTCGGGTGGCCGTCGAGTAGGACATAGGGCATCTGGGCCATAGCAAAGCGCTGGTGAAGCGCACGCAGTCGCGTGATCAGCGGCTGCGGAATTCCGTTGAGCTTCGCGCCCCGGAAGAAGCGCTGAAGCGTGATCCACGAATCGCTATGTACCGTGCCACGCCAGCCAGCGGGCAGCGCTTCCATGGCCTGGAGCAGCGCGATAAACTCGGTCAGGTTATTGGTTACGGTCGGCAGGTCCACCTCGTGCGGCAGTACCAGGCCCGAGTCGTGCGCGATGCGACGGTCGGCAGCGTCCACATGACACCAGGCGTACATGCCGCCGATCTCGCTGCGGCTGGCACCGATTACGCCGCCGTCGGCATAGATTGCAGTGATCATGGTGATACCTCCAGCCGGTAATCGTCGCCCGTACACCGCACCAGATACCCCCTGGTCATCTGCCGAACGCGGCTATAGGTCGCGTCGTCGAGCGTGCCCAGATCAAACAGCTGCTCAGGGGTGTAGTTGCTCGTCACCACCGTCCAGCCGCGCTTCAGCCAGCGCTGGTTGAACACCTCAAACCAGACATTGGCAACCGCCTGCATGTTCTTCATGCCCTGCCGCCGCCCCAGATCGTCGATCACCGTCAGCCACGCCCGATCGGCGGGAAGATTCACCACCTGCTCGACCTCCTCGAAGTCACAGCCCCAGCGCCGCCGGAGATAGCTGTTTTCCTCGATAAAACAGGCCAGCTTCTGCGCCTGCCGTGCCGCATGGAACGCGCCGGCTGCGAGATGAGTCTTGCCCCGACCTTTCCCATCGGAGTACACCCAGATCGCCGCAGGTGGACTCTCCGGGTCGCGGTAGCTGGCCTGCGATCCGTAGGCCAGCGCCTGGGCAAACCAGCGCTGAATCTGCTCCAGCGGGCGGGCGATCTGATTTTTGGTCACGTCCAACGTTTCCCAGGTCAGGTCCTCGATCAAGCGCAGGCCGGTATCGCCCAGCACCCGCTCGGCCTGTGCCTGGCGGTACGCGGCATCCTGCGCAATGCGTGCCTGATCTTCCGCCGCGATCTGCGCATCCTGGCAGGGACACGACCAGAGGGCACGCCGACCGTCGCTGCTCACGATCCGCTGCTTCGGCTGGCTGCACAGCGGGCACAGGGGCGCAAGGTGGGACGCGCTAGAGGTCAAGGTCACGACTGGGTCCGACATGTGCCCAGGGCTTGACGCGCTCGGCGGGTTGCTCGGGGATAGTTCCGTCGAGATCGCGGCTAGGCCCGACATCTGCCCACGGTTTGCGCGTGTCGCCAGGTCGCTGATCAGGTCGCCGATTGGTTGTAGTCCGCTGCTGCTGGTTGACATAGAGCGCCTCCTTCTGGGCAAGAATAGCCGGGTTGGTCAGTAGGAACACGGTGTAGCCAGCGCCTTTGCCTTCGCGCTTCTGCACGGCAATAGCGCTACGGATCGTCCTGAGCGGACGCGCGGCCAGGTCAAGAATCGTCCGCTCATGACCGAGTCCAGCGCTGCGCAGCTCGGCAACGGCGACGGGATCAACAATATTTTTTTCGGGCTGCTCGGCAGCGGGCGCGGCGGCGGAAGGATGCAAGATCTCGCGATCTTCGATTCTTGGTTCTTTGTTCTGAGTTCTTGGTTCTGGATCGTCCTGTTCCCCCGTTTCGGAATCCAATTCCGCAGGAGTAGCGCTACCACCACCTAGATCCTGATTCTGGTTAATAGGTGGTGAGGACTCTTCTGTCCTCTCGGTGAGGACTCCCGCGTCGTCAAAAAAAACGACCTGTTGGGGCGGCGGTCCAGCGAGGGCCGTAATATACGTCAGCCAGGAGCGATTGATCCGGCGCTTGCGCCACACCAGGCCAGCGGTAACCAGCTCGTCGAAACGGCGCTGGATGCTTTTGGCGCAGCAGCCGATCAGCTCGGCGAGCTTCGACAGTCCGGCAAAAATGTACGTGTGCTCGTGTGTCAGGCGCAGGCACCACTCATAGAGCATGTGGGCTTTGGGGCTAATCCGCCCGGCGTCGCGCGCGGCATCCCCAGCGCGATACGCGGCGGTGATTATCTGTGTGCGCGTCTCAGGATCGGCGGGTAAGCTGGCTAGCATGACCCACCTCCTACGCAGATAGTGAGACGACTTGGCTGGGGGCTTGCGTAGGCCCCACGCGATGTGGTACGATGCATGTGTTCTAATTCCTTTCTCTACGGCTTAGCTGCGCAATGACCCGGTTGGCCCCGGTGAGCAACGCTAAGCCGCAGTGATTTAACTAACGTCTTCCTTTCGCTCAGCATCGGCTGAGCGTTGTTTTTTCCACTCGATCCAGGCAGCTTTCCCCGCTTCTGTCTCCCGGATCGATCGTGCGATCTGCGTTTCTTTCGTGATATACGGAGGATCGTAAGCATTTA